CCTGCGTACACCCGCAATGGGGGGCGCCCCGGAAGAACCTAAGCCGGTGGGTAGGGTGGGGCGAGGTGAGCATGTTCATCGAAGCGAAAGGAACATCAGCAAGGTCAACCATACGACGCACGACAGGCCGACGACGGCGATGAGACCTCGACGTGCACGACGAGCAGCGCGGACACGATCATCTTCGATTGCTTGCCTGCGATCCCTGAAGCGCTGCGCACTGGCTGAGAGGTGCATGTGCGTTACTCCGCTGCCTGCTTGAGCTTGCCCAGCTGAATGGGCAACAGGCGAGCAAACGACGACGCGAACTTCTTGTCGGCCTCTGCCATCACAACGGGGGTGAGGGCTTCACCCTTGAACACGTCGGTGACGCGTGTCGTGTACAGCAGCCGGATAGGCAAACGCGCATCGCCGACGCGCTTGAACACCCCACGATGCCCGCTCTTGAGCACTGCGATAAACGCGGAAGCAATGGTCTTGCGCGACCCCACGTTGATCTCGACCGAGACCCCCTTCGCCACTTCGCGCGCCGGATAATCGGAAACGGGAACAGGGCTTCCGGAAATGCTCAGCCGCCAAACGAGGTTCAGCAGTGAGCTGCGACTCCGAGGCATGATCACCCGGAGTGCCTTGTTCACCTTGCCGAGCTTCATCTTCTTTTTCTCGCGAACACCCCTACTCGCTGCGACGCGAAGAGCGCCGATCGCGTCGTTGCCGGCCATCGAGACGGCTCGAAGGACGGCCCGCTCGAGCCTGGCGTCGCGCCAGACCTCCAGATCCTTTGAATCGAACTCGAAGACGAGTTCAGCGGCCACCGGAACCTCCCTTTGCGGACACCCGCAAGAGCACTTCGTGACGATACATTACAGACACTAATTGTAGACGGTGGCCAACTACTCGGCCTTCGCTCGCCTCGCCTCAATCGCACGCCTGATTTCCGCGTGATCATCCTCGGTGAGATCGGGGACCTTCGGCTCTCGGCCGCCGCCCCAAACCGGACCGCCGAAGGTGGCTGGCCGGCCTGGCTTGCCGATTCCGCATTTGGCGACCATCGAGCAGCGCGGCGGGTCGCCGATGGTGTCGGTGCTTGAGAGCCCGCACTTTGCGCAGACCTTGAACTTCGCTGGTTCGATGGTTTTCAACTCGTCCTCGGTGAAATGAAGTTCGGAGACGCGAGTGGTAGGCGCTTCACCGGTTTGCGACCAGCGGCCGAGGTCAGGCGCCGAGCGTGGTCTTCGCTGTTTCTTGGCTCGATTCGAACCTGACACCAGGGTTCTTCCCCGGGGGCGGTGAATTCCTTGTCGGAGACTCCACGGCTCACTTGTCTGTCGTCGTCCCAAACGACCCCCGATTCGGTGATCGCATCCTCGAGGGCCTTCCACCGGTTGTTGCAGTCGCTCGCCAGCGTCGCCACGTAGAAGACCGCGTGAATCATCACCGGGCCGGTGAGCAGGGCAGGGTGGTGATGAACCTTCGCGGCGTTCTTCAGGATGTGAACCGCCTGGGTTCGAAACGTTGTGGCTTCTTGCGTTGACACCAGCCTGACCTTCCCGCGTACCTGGCACGGTCGCACCAGGTCGTTGTTGCTCGGTGGGAGAGGCAACACGATGAACAGATCGGCCCAGTTCACGAGACGAGCCCCTTTTGCTTGAGCACCATTATCCGGGTCTGGGCTCGTTCGAATTCTGGCTCGTAGCGGTGCTTCCGGCAGTGATCGCGAAAGAGCCGAAACCAATAGATTGAGCTCGGGCGGTTGTTCGTCTTCAGTTCGTCGCAGGGAATCGCCAGTGCCCAGACGTTGGCGATCTTCTCCTCGACCTTTGCCCGGCCGAAGAAGTGATCGGCCCGACCGGTTTCGAAGGTGATGGGCCGCCGGCAACCGCACTCGCAGTAGCCCTTCGCGCGATCAAACACCTTCAGGCGAATCGTCGCGTTCACGCGGTGATCGCCAGTGCCTTCTCGATCAGTTCGACCGCGTCCTTTCTGGACCGGGCGACCGCCGGGCCAAGCGCGTTCTCGTAGCGTTCGAAAACGAGCCGGCGGACTTCGGCGCGGAACTCCTTGCGCCACTCCCAATGGGCCGGGGTGCCGTATTTGGGAAACTTCCGAGCAGCAGCAGCAGCATCAGCAGCAGCATCAGCAGCAGCAGCATCAGCAGCAGCAGCAGCAGCAGCAGCAGCAGCATCAGCAGCATCAGCAGCAGCATCAGCAGCAGCAGCAGCAGCAGCATCAGCAGCATCAGCATCAGCAGCAGCAGCATCAGCAGCAGCAGCAGCAGCAGCATCAGCAGCAGCAGCAGCATCAGCAGCATCAGCAGCAGCAGCAGCAGCATCAGGCCATTCCTTGCCCTTCAGCGCCGCGGTTACCGCCGCATAGATCCTCTTGTACCGGGCGTTGCGCCAGTCCCAGTAATCGACACCGAACTCAGCCCTTCGAATCGCTCGAACGCTTTGGGCCACCTCGCTGTGGTTCGCCCGACTCACCTCCGGCAGTTCGCGGAGCTTCTGCGCCGCCTCCGGCCGATTGGCGACCTCCATCCAACGAGCGGCGAACACCCGCACCGACCAATCGATCAGCAGCCAGCGGCGCTTTTCTTCGACCTCTGGCGTGGACCTGCTGCCGACCAGCTTCGGAATGAGCCCGCTCAGTAGTTCGGTACGCACCTTGTCGTTCGGCAGCCGGTCATTGAAACGGCGGAGAAAGGCGGCCAGCACCGGGCAGGCGCACTGCGGAGAGTCGGAGTGCGGTTCGCCCGCGACGAACGCGACCGCCTCCATCACGCAAAGCCCGTGTTCTGGGTTTGGGTGTGATCCGGTCAACAGGAGGAGGTTTTCCGGGAGAGGCTTCAGGGCGATTTCTGGCGTCATTTGGTCTCGTGTTGTTGGTTTGGAACGTCGTTTGAAATCAAAGGCCGCCGCAGTCAGGTATCGGCTGAGGCTGAACCTCGAAGCGCGGGCGCGCTTGGTAGTACCTGCCGCGGCAGCTGGTGCACTGCGGGATTGAGCGCATCTGCCCGTTGACGAGCCGGGCGCCGAACTCCGAGAAGGGCTTGCTCTTCCCGCAGGCCGTGCAGATGAGGTTGATCAACACCTCGTTGCCGTTGCTGTCGAAGAGTCTCCGATCGCGCCTCACCGAGAACCCCTGCTGATTCCGCTCGCCAGCTCTTCCTTGAGCATCCGCACCGCGACCTGGCGTTGAGTTTCTGAGCCGGTCAGCGCCTCAAGGCAGAACACCAGGACGCTGCGCCCGACGCTGTGAAGCTCGACGGGCCTCGAAGTGACCTTCGGGATTGGGCCGGGGAGGCGATTGACCCCAAGCGATTCGATGGGCGCGCGAACGGCCGCCAGGCGGGGGATTCGGGGCGATCGGTTGTTTTCTGGCGCCATGGTTGGTTTCTCCGAATGTTTTTCCGAGGCCTTCGACATACAACTCGCGCACAGGCACGTGCCTCGGAGCACCTCGATTCGATGGGCGCGTCTCTCGTCGAAAGAATTCATCGGCGTCGATCCCCCGTTCGCTGGTCCTGGTCGCGCTTCACCGCGAGCAGCCCATACCCGGTGATATCTCCCCACGGAGACTCGCCGAGCGCGTCACGGTCGGTGGCAATCCTGAACAGCTTGTCGAGCACCCGCACCACCGTCAGCGCATCGTCGAGCTTCGCGGCCGGGATTCCTTCCGGGTATAGGATGGCCATCACCGCGCCGCTCTTGCCGAATGAGTCGCCGTAGGCCGCCTGTTTCGTTTGCACCAGTCGCCCGATCTCCGCCCCGATGGCCTCGAAGCTGGTGGCGGATGGCTCGGTTTCGATGTGAAAAAAAGAAACGCCGCAGTACAGCGGAACCGGCTGTCTGGACGAACAGATCGGATCGTGCCGCACGCTCGCGTGTCCGCTCAGATGTTCGATGGATTCTCGACGACCTTCCGGAGCCGAACTCCTGAGTTCGCCTTTCACCCCACACTCCGTTTCGTACCGCCAACGCGTCTGATTTTTCTCGGCCTCAAGCGACATGAATCACCTCAGGTTTGAAGGTTTTCCGGTGGCGCTCCCGGTCGTCCGCCCGCTCGGCGTCCCACCTGGTCAACCACACGGTTTCGGCACACCACAGACTCAGCGACGCCCCGCGGTCAGTTGCCCAGTCGTCTTCGAGGTACCCACTGAATGCCCGGCGCATCTGGGCGACCGCCAGCCCATCCGGCTCGTACTTTCGACACCAGTCGAGCGCCCATCGACTCGCCGTGTCGATGTCGACGCGCAACGTCGGGCGGGTCGGCCTGCTCATGTCTCGGTCGATGATGAGCGCCGCGACCAGCCGCTCAGCGACGTCGCCCCAATGCGCTTCTTTCGAGTCGGTTTCTGGCTCTCCAGATCCGAAGTCTGCTTGGGGGGTTTCTAAAAGCCTTTTATGCGTCTGCGTCTGCGTCTGACCCGCGCCGTCCTCGCGACTTCCAGTGGAAATCCTACGGACACGTTTCCTGTCCCTGTCTTTCAGCGCCTTTGCGTGGGTGGCCTCGTAACAGTCCAAACCACGCACCCGGGCCGATTTGCGTAAGTGGCTGTCGGCGGCTTGGACGAATCCGACCCGGATGAAGGCGGCGAGGAGCTGTTCTTGGTCGCCCTCCCAGCCCACCGCCGCCGCCACAAGCTCGGCCGGGTTTCCCTTCCCGAGGTCACCTGACCAATCGACGTTCCCCGACTCGTCTTCCGGGGCCATATCGAGCGCCCACACGAAGAGCTCGCCCGCCAGGCCGATGCCGGCGTAGGCGGGGATCTTGAGCAGCCGGGCCATCGTCCGGGCCTTTACGATCGCGTCCTGCTTCAGCTGAATGAAGGGCAACCTCACGGCGTGCTCTCCCGGTTCAGGCGAACTGAGGAGACCAACGTCCCCGGAGTGCGGCCTTGGTAGACGCTCACGTGCGGGCCTCTGGGTACTCGCGCACGCGAAGCTCGGGGGGCCACTCGCTCCAGTCGCCGCCGTGGCGATCGACCAGCTTGAGCGGCCCGGCGATCCCCTCAGGTTTGGCCCCAAACTGTTTGACGAATGGGGCCGCCTCACCGCGCCCACCGTCGCGGCACTGGTGCACCAGGTTCCGCGCCCAGCTGAGCTGGAAAGGTCGCGCGCCCGGGCCGCTCTCACCTCCAATGATGATCCAGTCAATGAGGTGAACGAAGCCTGTCTTGTCTTCGTCCAGCCACTCCGTCAGGTCGAGCCCCTCGAGCAATGGCTCGCAGCTGAGAAACCGAACGGCGGCATCGATATAGGCGAGCTTCGGAATGCGCTCGTTCGCCTGTTGCTGGTTCTCGACCGTCGTGCCGAGCCAGATGGTCGGCCAGCTCGCCGCGCTTGGTGCGGTGCTGAACGGCCAGAGCTCGCGAATGTTCTCCGGGCGCTTGGTGAGAAGCAGCCAGTCGAGGTTCGGGGTCGCCCGAATCAGCCGGAAGAGATCCTTGCGCCACTCCGGATCAACCTCAGCGTCGAAGACGTCAGCGAGGGAGGCGCAGAAGACCTTCCGGCGGACACTGGCCTTTTCGGCGGCCTTGTTCCAGGAGATTGGCTGTTTCCAGTTGGCGGCCGAGGTCCGTTGCCGCGGCTTTCCGGCACCCCAGCGATCATGTCCCCAGCGTCGATCGAGCGCCGAGGCGTAGCAATTCTTGCAACCGGGACTGACCTTGGTGCACCCGATCCATGGGTTGAATGTGTGATTGCACCACTCGATTTTCGTCTCAGTCCCCATTCGTCCACCGCCTCCCCGCGGTTGTGAGCTTTAGCGTTCTGGCCCGGTACTGCTCTCGACTGACCAGCCCCTTCGCCTCGAGCAGCCGAAGGTGATCAGCCACGGCGTTGGTGCTGGAGATTCCGAGCCGATCGCCGATCTCTCGAAGAGTGATTGGGTAGCCGGTCGCTTTCTGGAACCGGTGGATCACCACCAGCACCTCGCGTTGACGCGGCGTTGGGTCGGTCACGCGCGAGCCCTCCGGTCACCAATCCAGGGTCTGAGTTGCTCCTTGAGCGAGGCCATCTGCAGCGCGGTCGCGAGGTGGCTCTCATTCAGGATGTGCTGGCAGTGGCGAACCCCATCGCGCCTGCCTGTCTCGTAGGCCCAGCCCAATGCTGCGAACACTGAAAGGAAGCCAAAGACGAGCGTCCACGCGAACGAAAGCCCGGCCTGAAATTCATTGAAGATGGCCGGGGTCATTGGGCACCTCTCGCCCTGATCGCGGCAGCGATTTGGTCTTTGACGAACTGCTGCTTCACGCCAAGGACGGTTCCGGGAGCGAACGATTGGGCCTCGGCCAGCTGCGCGCAGACCTCTCGCTCGACGAGGATTGCCAGTTCGGCCACCTGAACCCGTCGGCGGAGCGCCGCGAGCTCATCGGCCTCAGGATCGGCCATTTCTCCGATGCCTTTCGGTGAGCACTTCGAGCAGGTCCACCCACCGCAGCTGAGGCAGTCGTTCGGGTTCTTGATCGTGGTGCTCATGGGCTGGTGGCCTCGAAAACAAACCCCGGTGTGACCTGCATTCGGCGCATCGCGAGTTCGCGGTACTCGGGGTTGATTTCGCACCCGACGAACCGCCGACCTTCCTTCAGCGCGACCGCGCCGGTGGTGCCGCTACCGGTGAACGGGTCGAGCACCAGGTCGCCCGGGCGGCTCCCGGCGAGGATGCACCGTTGCGGCAGCGCCTCTGGGAACACCGCGAAGTGAGCGCCGCGGTAGGGCTGGCTCGGAATCGACCAGACGTTCCGGGAATTCCGCCACTCGACGAGCTTCGTCACCGAGGCCGAGAACGAGGCGTTCTGTTTCGTCTTCCACCGTTGGTTGAAGCCGGCGACCCGGCGATCTGAAGAAGTATCCATTTTGGGGACGGTCGTCCCCTCGGCGTATTGGCGGTCTCTCGATTGCCCCGCAGCCTTCGGATTTACGCCGCTCCCGCGCGCATGGGCGGTGCCGGTGGCCCGCTCCCTGATTGCCTCGGCGTCGTAGAAGTAGTCCCCCGACTTTGAGAGCAGGAAGATGTGCTCGTGCGCGGAGGTCGGTCGGTCGGTGACCGCCTCAGGCATCGGGTTCGGCTTGGCCCAGATGATGTCCTGTCGGAGGAACCAGCCGTCTGCCTGCAGAGCCAGGGCGACCCGAGCCGGCATCATGATCAGGTCTTTCGGCTTCAGGCCCTTCGGGGCCGTTCTGGCCACGCGCCCAACCATCGCCCTCGCGGCCGCAACCGAGCGCCCCATCATCTGGCCGCGCTTCCCTTGAGCACCTCGGCCGCCAGACGCGAAGCTGTCGCCGAGGTTCAGCCAGAGAACGCCATCACCGCGCAGCACCCGCCAGACCGCACGGAACACCTCGACCATGCGCTCGACGAACAGTTCCGGGGTCGCTTCGAGCCCGATTTGCCCAGCGTGCCCGTAGTCGCGCAGCCCCCAATACGGCGGGGAGGTGACGCAGCACTGAACCGAGTCCGCCTCGAGCGTGGCCATCTGCTCGACGCAATCGCCGAGGAGCACCAGGGCGCTCACAGCGACTTCTCCCAGACCAGCTTCGATCCGCCCATCACGGGAGCACCACGAGAGCGAGAAGGTCGAGACCAACCCCCCCCCCTGCGTCTGATGGGCCAACGTGAAGCCCGCAGCCCGCGGAGAAATCCCGCTTTCCCCAGGCAGCGTCGAAGTCAGCGCGCGTGAATAGCCGATGGCGGCCGCAGCTCGGCACAGGGCGCCGTAAAGCTTGCTGCACGCGTTGTTCGTCCCGTCGGTTGCGACCCGGTGGATCTCGATGGTCTTACCGTCCATCGCGAGACGAGCTCGCGGCAGCCCGGCGATCCCCACCCCGCAGAGCCGATCGCCGTCGTAGACCGCGGTGGCGAAGCAACCGCCCTGAACCCTGGGAAGGTGGCGGTGGAGCGACTTGACGAGCAGGCGCGCGGCTCGAATGGTGAGCGGTCGAAGGGTCATCACGCGGCCTTCCGGTGGCGCCGCGGTGGCGCCTCAGCGTCACGGGTGGCAAAGCGTTCGGTGTCGTAGAGCTTGGCCACCAGCGCGAGCAGGCGGATCTCGACCTCTCGAATCTTCTTCACCTCGAATGTCAGATCGAGGTCGAGCTCACAAGCCGGGAGCCAGGTCCGAGCCTTCCCGATTGAATGCTTCGCACCTCGGAGCCCGGCAACCGCTCGGCGCAAGCGCTTCGCCGCGGCCGCGGTGAGGTCGGGAGGGCCCCTCATCGCGCAGCTCCTGCGGGGGAAAACCGGTCCGCGCAGACCTCGCGTGCCGATACATGCGAGGTATCGCCACGGTAAGGGCAAAAAAAATCAGGGAGAACGACTGCCGGGGCTCGGATCAAGGCAGCACCATGTGAGAAAGAATCTGGCGCGCTACGCCACCGGCGATGGCCTGGGCCTCCCGGCTTTCGATGTGCTCGACGAGCCCTTCGAGCAGAAAGGTCGGGCCCGGGTTGTAGGCGGTGATCCGGGCGATCGTTTCAAGGCCGACCCGGTACTTCTTGGCCTCCGCCCGCGCGGCATTGCGCTGGTGCCGCATCGTCTTCAGCGCCGACGCTCCCTTCGGCGGCTTGGCATTGCTCGGGCTCGCGCTGGGCTGGTAGCCGTCGTTCATCGCCCGGCCCTCCGAGTGTCGAGAGCGGCGTAGGCGTCGTTGTCGTACCCGCAGCGCATCGCGGCGCGCGCCTTGGCGATCATCTTCCGTAGCGCCTGCTCGCGCTTCACGGCGGAGAGGCAGTCGCGCTGCCAGCCTTCGTGCTCGGCTTGAAGCTTGTCGATGCCGGCAATCAGCGCATCGAGAACCGGTCTGTCGACGGTCAGAGATCCTGGAGCGCCCGGCTCGCCGAGCTTCCGCTTCAGATCTTCGGTGTCGATGTTCACTGGCCGCCCGCCTTCGCGTACCGGGCGAGCACGACCTGGGCGCGGCGACCCTGATCGGTTGCTACAGTGCTACAAAGTGCATCGGATTCTTGTTTCGCGGCTTCCGAATCGTGACCACCGCCCCTCTGAAACAGCTCGTGAAGGGTACCGCCAGAGGCCTGATTGGGCGGGTTCGAATCCCTTCTTGGGCATTTCAGATTGTTGAGTAGTTGAGCAAGTTGCACGCGGTCTCCGGTCGACTGTAGCGGCTTGTGTAGCAACCCGGCCGGGCGGGTCCCGCGCCGCTCGAGCTTGAGGCAGAGCACCGCCTGGCAGAGCGAGGACCAGGGAAGGGTGGTGTAGAGGTCCATCACCGACCCGGGCGAGCCGTGGGTGACCAGCTTCAGCACCCCCGAAGACGCACCCCCGGCTTGAGCCAGGCTGATGAACGTTCGCCGGGCATCGTGGAATCGCCGGGGGCGGAGCGCGAGCGCCCGGAAGTCCTGCATCCGACCGGCGTGAACGTTGTTGTCGGTGAGGTGCCGGCCAACCCGGTTGGGGAGCACAAGGTCGCTGTCGACCGGGGCGGCGCCGAATTGCTTCTGCCACCCCGTGCGCCTCCACTCGGTCAGCACCTCGGCGAGGGCGGGGTGAACCGGAACCTGCCTCGGGGTCTCGGTCTTGGTCGCCTTCTCTTCGCCGTTGATCCGGGTGTAGCTGCTGCTGATGTGCAGGCACCCCAGGCCCTCGCGATCCGCCTCGTAGTCGCGCCAGCGCAGCGCCGACACCTCGCCCAGGCGGAGGCCAGCTCCGAAGCCCAGCGCCCAGAGGACGTGCCGGTCGGCGGGCACGAGCTCCGACGAAAGAAGTTGCTCGGCCTCGAGCCGGGTAAAGACCGCGGTCTGGCGCCAGCGCCGGTCCTTGTCGGAGATTTTCGGCCGGTCACCCTTCAGGAGCACGCAAGGGGTGGTGTCGATCAGCTTCTTCGCCACCGCGTCGCTGAACACCTTGCTCATCACCCAGAAGACGTTCCGAATGGTCCGCGGCGCGAGCTCGCTCCAGCTCGCGACCAGCACCCGGACGTCATCGGTGGTGACGTCAATCAAGCGCCGGTGGCCAAGCACCGGGAGGACGTGCTTCGCGAGCCGCCCCATCTCGCCATCGGCGGTCCAGTTCTTCCGGCCCTTGGCCCACTGGGTCACCCACTGGTCGACGGTGGTCGGGCGGGCGCTGGTGCGCGCCATCAGCTCCGAACTGCTCTCGAGCGCCTCGAGCCGGCGGCGAGCAATCCTTTCGTCCCGAGTCTCGGCGCTCCGCAGCTGGCGCTTGCCGGTCTCGTCGACGTAGGCCAGCCACCAGATGCCACCCCGCTTGTAGACCGAACCCATTTCAGCGCCCCCCTTTGGGCTTCTTGCTGGAGATCACCCGCCTGGCGAATTCCTCTGGCGACTCATCGGTCGTGACCGCCGGCGCCTTCAACTGATCAAGAGCTCGAAGAACGTCCCCGCGGAGCACACGGGTCATTCTCCCGGTTCCAGTTGCTGGCAAGAGCCCGCGACGGCGCCAGCTGGCGATCGTATTGGGGTGGCAACCGAGGAGCTTCGCCGCCTGGCGGTAGGTCAACGGCGCGTCTTCCACACCGCCGCGGTGTTCGCTGAAGGCGGCGCGGATCTCCTCCCGCACCACCTCGCGCAGCTGCTCTCGCACCACCTGATCGAAGGTCACTTGGTGCCCCTTGGCTGCAGCCGCGACTGGCTTCGATCGATCTCAAGAATCTCGCGAAGCTCGGCGAGTGGTGCTGTCGCGTGGTTCACGGGGGATGGTGCCGAACAATGCCGATGATCGCTAAGCCATGCCTTCGAGGCTGCCACCACGAGGTTGATCGGGGCCGGCGCAGCCATCGGGTACGACAGGCCGCAGTGCTTGCACTCAAACACGAACGTCCTCAGGTTGATCACCACGTGGTCGCCTTTCACGCGGGACCTCGCTGGAACTCAATTCGCGCTATCCTCACCCGATGCCCAAACTCCTCTCGCTCGGGATTCTGCTCGCCATCTTCTCTGCTGCATGTTGCTGTTGCGATCCATCCAAGGCCGCCGCTCCCACCACTGCACCGGTCACACCAGCACCGCCGCAGCCCTCCGAGACTCTCAGAAAGATCGCCGCCCTGACTCCGAAGGACGATGCGCGGCGAGACAAGTTCATTCAGGAGCAACTGAACGTTGGAATGATCGGGGACATCGAATACCGACCGACCGGCGCCACGGCCACGGTGGGAGACCGGTTCGACGCACTCGATCTGAAGGACAAGGAGGTGATCGCTTTCACTGTCTGGGTCAGTGGCGTGCGTCGGACAAAGGAGCGGGAGTTCTACGTGCTCATCCTTCGCAACCGAAAGAACGGGAAGAAAGTTGGCGCCTACTCCGAGCTTGGAGGCCTCGACCTGGAGTAGCTCTATCTCCGAGGAAAGACCCGCTCGCGACGGAACCGATCGACCTCGGAGACCGATACAACCTGGTGGCCGCCAGACCAGCCCACCTGCAGTCGTCCGGCCTTCACTTGACGCTCGAGTTCGGCGACCGAGCACCCGATGGCGATCGCCGCTGTCATCAGCGGGAGAACCAAAGGCTTCCCGGCGCAGTGTCGCAACTTTTGCGCTACCACTCGAAGTCTCTTCCCCACGGATTTTTCCAGCCTCCCGCTCATTTCCGACGACCCCGCAAACCAACAAAACGCAAGCATAATTGGTGGCGCCGCCTATCAGCCCGGCAGCCAGCGACGAAACTGTACGCAAGTTCAGATACAAGGAAGAGCCCCATTGGAAGTGCCTCGTGGATGATCGAATCGAGCGGGAGGTAGCGGCGGCTACCGACTGCGCGACTTCGACGTCTTGAGGAACGCGGCTTTGACCTTCGCCAGCTCTTCCTCGTTTGCGGGCGGTGCATCGAGCCCGACCTGCTTCAGCGTTTCGCTCAGAGCTTCGTCTGCAGCCAGACTCATCAGCCGCGCGCAGACATAGGTGAAGTCGATCGCATCAACCTGGTGCGCGAGATCCTTCTCGGCGCTCTCGCGCTCTTTTCCGGCGGTCGCCGCCGCGACAGCTGCCGCGCCCTCGACTTCGGCGCGGATTTTCCACAGCTCCTGGAGCGCGTCGATCTTGTCCCTCAGGGCCTGCGACGCCCGGAAGGAAAACAACGGCCGCGGACGCGCGTCCGGTTTCTGAAAGTACCCATTTGCCATCTCGTCGATCGAACCGTGATTCGAGCCGTGCACCGTCGCGCCTCCTGGGTTGTCTGCGCTACGCCTCTTCTGTTCAGTTGATGTCATAAGACAATCCGTTACGAAACACAAGTCGCTCTGTACACGGTTCGTCGTACAGTGTACAGTTGTTTCGTCGGTCACCAACGGAGACACGCAAATGTCGAGCGGCGCGCTGAATGGGCAGCGAGTGGCGGTGAAGAAGACGGTCCTCTTTGTTTCCCGATGCGGACGGTGCGGCACCAGCCACACGGCGGACCGGTGGGCGACGCTCCCTCTGCTAGGGAGCCAGAAGATCGAGGCCGACGAAGAGGGACCGGAACAGCTGCTCGAGCTCCGCGACTGCTCGTGCGGCTCGACGCTGGCGATCCCGCGCGACCCAGGGCAGGACATCGAAGCGGCGGGGGTGCCCGCTTGAGCATTCTCAATCCGAATCGAGAGGAGATCTCCGAGTGGTCCTTCGAGGCGCTCAATCCCAACGGCACCATCGCTTCCCGGGCGGAGGCGCTGGAAAGGATCTTAATGGCCCTCGCCCAGCAGACCGCGGCGAACCGGTTGTTGGCCGCGGAGGTCGAGCACCTCGGAAACTTTCGACGCGAGGTCGCCGGAATCGTCGAAGCATTCGACCGTGATTCCGCCGCCGCGCCGGTTGCCGCCCCCGAGCGACCGAAGGCGACCCTTGTTCCGCTGACCCTTGTGGCCAGACGGCTCGGGGTGCCGATGTGCGAGCAGAAGATCGAAGGCCACGACGCCATCGCGACGGTGATCGCCTACTGGCCCGGGAAGACGTCGAAGATGTGCGAGCCGTGCGTCGCCAAGGCCCAGAACGCCGCGCGGGCGATGGGTTTCGAACTGAAGGTCGAGGTCGTCGGCCACACGGAGATCGAAGACGGCGGGGCGGCCTGAATGGGCTACTTCAGGGACAGCCACCCGGGCCACGAGGGGTACGCAGTCGGAATCGTCACCAGGGAGGATTGCGATCCTGGGTCCGGAATTTACCGCGAACTCAGCTATCCCGAGACCGCGGTGCGGCCGGTGGAATTCATTGCCGCCGCCTGTGACTGCGGGTGGCGATCGCCGCGGTTCGTACCCGAGTATGGAGCCGACTGGTCTCCTTGCACCGTCAACACGACGGAGCGGGACGACGTTCGGATCGAGGAGTTGTGGGCCGACCACCTCGATCACACGTCGGAGCAAGGCTTCCGCACGGGTTTGAAGCGGAGGGCTGGGTAGATGGGCGCCGCGATCAGGGAGGGCCTCCCGGCGTTGCCGGTCCAGATGCGCGATCTGCCGGTCGACCATCGCGGCTACCCGGTGCCGAAGTTCGTCGAGTGGATCGACGGCAAACCGGATTTCCGGGTGATGAGCAGCACCTACTTCGAGCGGGCATTGACTCTCGGGCTCTGCTGGATCTGTGGTTGCCGACGGCCCAAGAAGTTCGCGTTCGTCATCGGCCCGATGTGCGCGATCAACCGAGTCTCAGCGGAGCCGCCCAGCTGTATCGAGTGCGCAGACTTCGCCGCCAAGGCTTGCCCGTTTCTCACGATGCCGAAGGCACGGCGGCGAGAAGCTGGGATGCCCGAGGACGCCGTGGATCCCGCCGGTTTTTCCATCAGACGGAACCCCGGCGTAGCGCTCGTGTGGATCACCTCCGGGTTCAAGCTGATTCCGGCCGGGCGCGATGGCCTACTGTTCGAGGTCGGCACCCCGAAAGAGGTTCGCTGGTACGCCGAGGGACGAACAGCAACTCGGGCGGAGGTTCTCGCGTCGATTTGGTCGGGCACGCCAGAACTCGCACGGGTTGCCGCTGATGAGGGGCCCGAGGCCATGGCGCACCTCGCGAAGCTCACCGAGCGAGCGATGGTCCTGGTGCCGGCTTGATCGTCGACCTCTTCGCGGGTGGCGGCGGCGCATCCGTCGGCATCGAGGCGGCCACAGGCCGCATCGTCGACCTGGCGATCAACCACTCGCCGGTTGCCCTTGCGGTGCACAAGGCGAATCACCCGCGCACCCATCACCTCAGTGCCGACATCTGGGCGGTGGTCCCGAAGACCGCTGTCGGCCGGCGCAAGGTCGAACTGCTCTGGGCCTCGCCCGACTGCACCCACTTCAGCGTGGCGAAGGGCGGCAAGCCGCGCGAGAGCGGGAACCGGAGCCTTGCTTGGGTGGTGGTCGACTGGGCGCGCGACGTGCGGCCCGACGTCATCTGCCTCGAGAACGTTCGCGAGTTCCTCGGGTGGGGACCGCTCGACAACGATGGCAAGCCGGTCAAGGCGAAGATGGGCGAGACCTTCGCGCAGTGGCGCGGGGCGCTCGAGCTGCTCGGCTACAAGGTCGACCACCGCATCCTCGACGCCTCCCTTTACGGCGCACCCACGAAGCGGCGGCGGCTGTTCCTGGTGGCACGGTGCGACGGGAAGCCGATCGTTTGGCCGGAGACCACGCACGGACCCGGGAAGCTTCCGGTTCACACCGTGGCGGAGTGCATCGACTGGAGCCTTCCTTGCCCGAGCATCTTCGAGCGGAAGCGGCCGCTGGCTGAGAAGACACTCTGGCGCATCGCCCAGGGTATTCGCCGCTTCGTCCTGGAGAACCCCACCCCGTTCATCGTGAAGGTGAACCACGGCGACGACCACAAGACCGGCACACGCGTCAGCAGCATCGACGACCCTCTGACGACGATCACCGCGACCAGCCGAAGCCATGCGCTGGTGGTGCCGGTGATCGCCGGGGTTGGCGGCCGAGCCGGGCAATCGGCGGCGACTGGCGGAGCGGACCCGATTGGAACGATCACCGCCAAGAACGACCGGGTGTTGATAGCTCCGACGCTGGTTCAGACCGGCTACGGCGAACGGCCCGCGGTCGGAGACGCCGCCGCCCAGCGCCCGCGCTACCTCGACCTTCACGCCCCAATGGGCACCCTGATGGCGGAGGGGGTGAAGCAGGGCCTGGTGTCGGCCTTTTTGGTGAAACATTTCGGCGACCCGCTGCGAGCCGATGGCGGCGGGGTGGTGCTCGGCCAGGAGCTCAAGCAGCCAGTTCCCACGATCACCACCCGGGACCACAGCAGTCTCGCCGCGATTTGTCTGGCGAAGTTTCGCGGTACCGACCCGAGCCAGCCCGCTTCTGGGTCGGTCGAGGAGCCAGTGCCGACGATCAGCGCGGGCGGCATCCACGTTGCCGAGGTTCGCGCCTTCCTCACCGCCTTCTACGGAACCGACGGCACTGGCGGGCAGTCGCTGAACGAGCCGGCGCGGACGATCACCTCGAAGCACCGGCTCGGCCTGGTGACGATCAGCGGCATCGACTACCAGATCGTCGACATCGGAATGCGAATGCTCGAGTCGCACGAGCTGCTCGCCGCCCAGTTCGGCCGCTTCGCCGCTGACTACGACCTGTCGGCCGCCACCACGAAGGCCGCGAAGGTGCGGCTGATTGGGAACAGCGTTTGCCCCGAGGTCGCCGAAGCAGTCGTCGCGGCGAACCTCCCACTGAAGCTCAGGAGAACTGCGTGAAGACCAAACTGAAGACGTCAGCCGAGATCCGCCGCGAGCTGGCCGCCCGAACCGACGAACAAGTTGTCGCTGACCTGAACGCCGAAATCGCGAGGCTCAATGCGGATCCTCAAGTGCAGCGCGTGCAGGCGATCGGGAGAACGCGGCCCGATCTGATTCGACAGATGGGAGCCGGGAAGCTGACGATCAAACAGGCCGAGCGTGAAATGCGCGCTCCATTGCGGCCCGTGATCTTCTTCATCGAAGAAGCGACGACTGGACTGATCACGATCGGCCTGTCGTCAGCGCCGGCCGAGCACCTGACGCGTCTCCAGTTGGGCTGCCCGACTGAACTGGTCCTGCTCGCCACATTGCTCGGCACTCCAGCCGACCTACGGCGCCTTCGCCGAAAGATCGGGGACGGTCGCGTGCGCGGCGAATGGTACCGGGCGACGCCGTATCTCCTGAAGCTGATCGAGGTGGCCCGTGGCTGAGATCGAAGTGTCGAAGGTGAAGGTCGCCAAGAACCGAAAGGCCCGGCCCGAAGCGGTCGAGGCGCTGGTGGACAGCATCCGAGAGATTGGGCTGCTCAACCCGATCATCCTCGACGACGAGAACAACCTGATCGCCGGACTCCACCGATTGGAGGCGACCAAGAAGCTCGGCGAGCGGGTGATCGAGTTCCGGCGCTCCGACCTCGATATCCTGGGCCGCGAGCTGGCGCGCATCGACGAGAACCTCTGCCGGAACCAGATGACGGCACTCGAAAGAATTGAGGCGACAGACGACCGGCGAGAGATCTGGGATCAGATGCACCCAGAGGCGAAGGAGGCTTCGAGACCTGGGCCAAAGCCTCGGAATAAGAAGGTGAAGGTCGGAGATCCGGAAATCGTTTCCGGATTTGCCAAGGACACAGCCAAGAAAACTGGAACCACGGATCGATCCGTTCGCCAGCACATGCAGGCCGCCAAGGGCCTCGACACTGAGGCGAAGATGATAATTCGGGAGATCCCGGCGGCGAAGAGCCCGGGAGTTACCGAGCTCATGAAACTTGGGCGGCTGGCGCCTGAGAAGCAACGAGAGATCGCCACCCAGGTCGCCAAGACCGGGGAGACCATGAAGGCCGCGACCCGATCGCTGCTCCGCCGTGAGCAGGTCGCTCAGGTTCGCGTTTACCAGCCACCGACGGGCGCGTTCGCGGTAATTTCCTGTGACCCGCCGTGGAAATTCGAAGACGAGCTCGATGGCTCCGACGCGGCGCGCGGCGGCTGCCCCTATCCGCCAATGGAACTGGCCGAGATCTGCGCCCTGAAGATCCCGGCCGCGGACGATTGCGTGCTTTGGCTTTGGGTGACGAACACTCACCTGATCGACGGAAGCGCAACCAAGGCGCTCAACGCTTGGGGCTTCGAGCCGAAGACGCTGCTCACGTGGGACAAGATGAGGATCGGGACTGGGCATTGGCTTCGAAATGTCACCGAGCACTGCATTCTCGCGGTGAAAGGAAAGCCGGTTGTTGAGGGCGCGAGCCAATCCACTCTCTTTCAGGCGCCCCGCGGTGAGCACTCGACGAAGCCCGACGCCTTCTACGCCTTGGTCGAGAAGCTTTGCCCGTCACCTTCGCGGATCGAAATGTTCTCGAGAGCTGAAAGGGAAGGGTGGGTCACCACCGGGGCGGAGCTCCCGAAGAAGCGTGGGCGGGCGGAGGTTGAAGACTTCAACCTGTCCGAGGCTGAGGGTGCGCGTCTGGCCGAGGGCCTGAAGAAGTTCGAAGCGCTGCCTGAGCCGAAGAAGCCACGGAAGCCGAAGCTGCGGATCCCTGATGAGGCCGACGGCGGAGAGGCTGCCTGATGCGCTCCGGGTTGGTCGAGCAGCGGAAGCCCACGGCGGTGTTTGGTGACCAGCCGCACTTGGCGGCGGAGCTGCTTCAGTTCGCAGAAGGTCACTGAATGACCGAGCGACCGATCCTCTTCAGTGCGCCGATGGTGCGGGCTCTGCTCGCTGGAACGAAGACCCAAACGCGGCGAATCGTGAAATTCCCCGCCACCAAAACCAGGCGCGGGGAATGGGAGCCGATGACGATTGGTGGTGCGGGTATCACCACGTCGATCGGAACGACGATGCCGCCCGGCGCGGCGTTTGGACATTCGAAAACGGGGGCCGTCTTTACGTACTGCCTTCCGGGCGATCGGCTCTGGGTGCGCGAGACCTCGATCATCGCGCCGAAGAACTGGAACGATGGGGACCTCTGCACCCACACCGACAGCGAAGGTGTGCCGCGTCTGGTGCAGTACCTAGCCACATCGCCGGACCGAGAGGCGGCGAACGACTTCAAGCTGAAGGCCACGCCCTCGATCTTCATGCCGCGGTGGGCCTCGCGCATTTCCCTCGACGTGACCGGCGTTCGAGTCGAGCGGCTGAACGACATCAGCGAGACTGACGCGGTGGCTGAAGGCGTCCCGCTTGCGCTCGACGAAGACGACGAGGTGATGCGCTCGCAACGATGGGCGATCCAGGACTACCGGGGCCTCTGGGAGTCGATCAACGGCGCCGGCAGCTGGGCCAAGAACCCTTTGGTCTGGGTCGTCGAGTTCAAGAGGATCGCGCCGTGATCGGCTGGCTCCTTTGTGCGGTGGGTTTTCATTTGAAGCCCGAGGACGCTGACGATCGGTTCCTCTGGTTCTGCCGGCGGCGCCACTGCGCCCAGCTGCAGGCACCCCGACGTATGGGGAGGGGAGGGCGGTGAGCGGCTGCACCTATTCGGGATGTATCAACGATGCATTGCCCGGGAGCCTCGGCTGTAGGCGGCACCCCGACGCGACCGAACCGCCGCAGGCGAAGATTCGGCGCCTTGAGCGCGAGAACGCGACGCTCCTTGGTGCGTGCGAGGCGATCGTCCATTGGTGGTCGGTCGATTCATCTGAGTTTGCGAGAGACAGCGCCTTCCGCGACGTCGAACTTGCCATCGCGCTGGTGCATGGAAACCGAAAGAACTGGGTAGGCGAATGACTGTGTCGCTGGCGCGGATGCCGATCGACATCGGAGCGGTCAAGCCCTGCCCGCATTGCTCGAGGCCAAACCTCACCGTTGGGTCTGACTTTGGAACAACGATCAAGCGAGGGGTCGAGGTGATCCAATCCTGGTGCCGTAGGTGCCGAGCCGAAACCAACTACAACGGGCGGCCGAGGAAGAACCGGACTAAGAACGGGGCCCCGCGATGAAATGGCTCGTCCTCGCAGTGCTGTTCGACGTGTGCCACCTTCTCGCCGACGGCGTTGGGTTCTGCGAATCCGTCGCCGCCGGAAAGTGGAGCCTCTACAGTTTCGACGAGCGGGACGGCGGTTGGCGCACGTCGGTGTTCTTTTCCAAGACCTGCTACCCGGCGACGAGCGGCGAACACTGTGAGGCCTCGTTCTGTTCGACGAAGTGCGCTTGGTGGTGCATCGAGCCGGTCGATGTTCCGACGCAAGCGGCATGGCTGCAGCGCGACTGGGATTCGATTGCCGCCGCCCCGCTCGAGCCTGATGACCAGGCGGGCCGATGATGACCCCCAAGCGGCTGAAGGAGATCGAATCGGCCTGGATAGATGACATCGACACCGAACTGGTCGCCGAACTGATCGCCGAGGTGCGGCGGCTTCAGGCTGAGGTGCTCACGTTTCGCGGAGTCGACGCTGCTCGGACGGGGCGCTCGGTTTGCATTCTCTGCACCGAGGAAGTCGCGGACCTCGCAGTCCACGTCTGTGGGCGCTGATGTCTGCAAATATTGTCTGTAAACGTATGGCCACTGCGGTTGTCTGCACACCGGAACCGGCGTGCAGTTCCGCGGCGGACCTCGCCCGGGGTACTTCTTGCCGATGGCCAAGGCGAAGAAGGTCGAGACCCGTGACGTCAAGCTGAGCGAGCTCCGAGAGGACCCGAACAACCCGCGGAAGTCGTTCGGCGACCTGGCCGAGCTGATCGCCAACGTGAAGGAGCACGGAGTTCTCGAGCCGCTCCTGGTGCGGCCGGGTGACGACGGGTTGGTGATCGTCGCCGGAGCGCGACGCTACCGGGCAGCCAAGGCGGCGAAGCTCGGGGAGGTCCCTGTTCGGATTCAGGACCTCACCGCGGAGGAGGCGCTCGAGATCCAGCTGATTGAAAACGTTCAACGGGAGGACCTCCACCCGATGGAGGAGGCCGAGGCTTACGGTCGGCTGCGGGATGAATTCGGGTACCCGGTGGAGAAGGTGGCGGAGCGGGTGAGCAAGACCGCCTCGACCGTCTACGCGCGAATGAAGCTGCTCGACCTCATCCCCGAGGCGCGGAAGGCCTTCGTCGAGGGGCACATGGTGGCCGACGTTGCGGTGCTTGTGGCCCGGCGAAAGGGCGATCGCCTACAGAAGGCGGCCCTTGGCCTGGTCACGGTGAAGAACCGGTGGGGTGATCGGCCCACGGTTCGAGAAGCGGCGGCCGAGCTCAAGCGCCTCGATGCTTCCGAGGAAGCGGCGACCAGGCGGGCGGGCAGCGCGGCGGCGGGGGAGAGGGCGGTGCGGACGATGATTCGCCGAGTTCGCTCCTACGCAATGGGTCGAATCGTCGAGGCGGTGGAGCGCCGGCAGGACCTGCAGCCCAACGATCTCCGCCTGGTGGTGGCGGCCATGACCTCTGGCGGTGCTCCGGAGGCGGTGCTCGAGCGCCGGGGGTTGGAGACCGGGAAGCAGCTGACCGCGCGGGCCCAGAAGATGAGCTCGGCCGAACTGCGGGGGCTGCTGGTAGAGACCGCGCTGACGGCCTGGGTCGACGAAGAAGCCGACGACGCGAACCACCGCCTGAAGGCGACCTGCAAAGCGTACGGCCTCGACTACCGGGACATCGAGCGCACCGTCCGAGAGCTACAGGCCAAGGAAGCGCAGAAGGCCGAGGCGGAAGCGCTCTTCAGAAAGTAGTTGCGGGGGCTGGGTTCGAACCAGCGGTCTCCGGGTTATGGGCCCGGCGAGGTACCAACTCCTCCACCCCACATAAGTCCTACGGTGATCTGGGTTTCTTCTCCAGCGCGAGCACCACCCCGGTTGCTGCAGCTGCACCAACGACGACGGCGCCGGCGACGATTGCGATCAGCTGCGCCTTGCTCAGGGCGATGCTCCCTGGGTCTTTGTACTCGGCGAGCGAGGCCGCGTTCCGCGCGTTGATCTTCTCTCGTCGGGTGTGCTCCTGGTCGTCGATCAGCTGACCTGCGAATGGGGTGAACTCCCCCATCTCGAGGTGCACCGACCGCCCCTTCTCCGGGGTGCCATCGGGCAAGAGCTTCAGCTTGAACTCTGGCGCCACCACCGGCGCGTCGGTCTTCGTCCCGGTCGCACCAGGGGGCGGGGAGGGCGTGCCGGCCGCGCCGGGTACCGGGTCCTCGGCGAAGGTGGTCGAGCAGAGCAGGGCGAGAACCAGGGCGAACGTTTTCATCAGGTGCGCTCCGATGCGGCGGCTTCAGCGTCGGCCGGGGTGGCGATCTTGTCCGCAGCCGCCTTGCCCGCCAGCTCGGCGCGCTTGGCGGCCGAGTTGCCCAGCACGTCGACCAGGCCTAGCACCGCGGCCGCGATGGCTTCGACTTCGCCGGGCGGGACGTTCTTGATTCCCAGCGCGTCGATCACGTCGCCGACGCCCTTCACCGCGGCTTCCTTGGGGTCGTTCATTTGCCGATCACCCGGACGCCCTGCGAAGTGAGGCCGAGCAGCACCCCGATCGCCATCGCCATGTTGTCGATCTTCACGACAATCGCGGGGAGGACAAACCCGAAGTCCGGCAGCTGGTGAACAACGGCGGCGACCGCGATCGCGGCGACCGCGTACCTCACCAGATTCTGCGGGATGATCGCCTTGCCGGTCGGGGAGAGCTCAGTCTCGGGGGCAGCAGCAACAACGGGTGGGGTTGGGGTCATGGGCCCCAAGGCTAATCAGAACTTCAGTCGTGGGTGAAGAAGCCGTAGGCCGAGGCGCGAAGGCCAGCCCGCTCAATCGGGGCGTGACTCCAGTTCTTGAAGCCCGCTTGAGCCGAGAAAATACCTGGGGTGGTCGGTGGGACGGCCGGCACAATGGCCACCACGTGCCCGTGCCCGGTGGTGTTCGACCAGACTCCGATGGTTGGGAACCCGAGGTCAGCGCGCTTCTGAGCTTCCGCACCGTCGACCTTCACCCAGCCGGCGATCTTCCCTGCTGGGGCTCCGAGCCATTCGAAGAGGTCGTTCGCGAGCAGCGCCGGGGTAACCACCTCGAGCAGCGCGAGGAACTCGCGCACGAAGAGATTGCACCAGGTCTCCGGGATGCCGTCGCCAGTGACGTCCCGACGGACGTATCTGGGGTTGGTCTCCGGAGCGAGCTCGGCGACCACATCGAGAATCCGCTGGCGGGCGCGGGGGGCGCAAATCAGGGTTGTCATTTACCACCGTCCGTTGACTCAAGCCGCTCTTGCCGGCGACCGTTCATCGTCGCCTGGTAGAGCGCTTTCAGGTCCTCTCTGGTTTCCTTCAGCTCTGTCTTCACGTCGCCGAGCGATTCGTTCGTGTCCTTCTGGTACCGGTCGAGCTGTTCCTGACTGGCGGCTTGTTTCTGCGCCACCACGGCCACGGCTGTCTCGCCCTGCGCACGAGCCTCACCCATGATCCACCGGTAGCCCAGGATTGCGCTGACAGCGACCGAGAGCAGCAAAAGCCCCGCAGCCCTCGCCACGCTCAGCCACCCGATGTGTCGGGCATACTCCCTGGTGGCCGGGTAGACGCCGGTGATCTGTTCTGGTTCGTCGACCAGATCTCGCGGCACCTGCGGCGACGGCTGCACCGGTGGGGTCATCCCGGCACCTGGATACCGCGGTCCCGAAGCGCCCGCTTCAACGTCGTGCGCGCCAGCTCGATGCGCAGTTCGTCGAGATCGTGCCGGTTGAAGATCGACCGCGCGACGTCGTTCTTGGAGTTCGAGAACTCGAGCGAGAAATTATTCAGCGCCAGCGCCATCACGTCGAAACAGACGAGCGCCTCGGCGACAGTCATTGAGGCCATCGGATCCAGTTCCCGACGAAACCCAATCTTCTTCCTCGGATCCTTTTCCCGGTCGACCTGCAGCTCGTATTTGCTCACGGCGCGATCGGCGGCGGAAGAGGAATGCCGCGCTCCTTCAGCAGCAGCTCAACCATTTGCTGTAGGCGTGTCACCCTCTGTTCGGACTTGTTCCACCGGGCGACGAGCTTTTGCTCGAGCTGGTAGAGTTTGTCGGTGACCAGCATCACGGTCCCGTCGTACCGGTTGACCAGGGCCTCGAGCCGGTTGTTCCGGTGCAGCAGCTCGTTCACGTCCTGGCGCGCCAGCCTGCTTTCGGAATCGATCCGCTCGTCGAGCCTGGCGATCTCGCTCGCCTCTGCCCATGCGTGGCCATTGCTGCTGATCGAGTCGTCGTCGAGGGGCATTGGCTGAACGAACTATTACATGCCAGTTCGGCCGTAGCGCAAGAGCGCTTCAGGCCGATCAGCGAATTTCTTCTACCAAGCAGTAGGGCACCCCGCCGTCATCAGTGCAGAACCCGAGGTACCGTTTGGCGGTGAGTCCGACTCGCTGGTTCACAGGGATCTCGGTTCGGGTGTTGTAGACCGCCAGCGGGTTGATTGCGGTGGGCGCGCACGTCGTCGAGGAGCAGAACTTGTAGCGGCTCGATTGCGCCCCCTCGCAAGTCAGCGCGGAGTGCCAGGGGCCGCGCGGGCCAGTGTCGACCACCACGCACCGACCGCCATCGGTCGACGTCGCGATCGCCCCACCGTCAAGGAGCGCCGGCTCGTCGTCGGCTCGAGCGATCGAGGTACCCGGGGGCGTGAGACCGGCGACAGCGAGCACCACGGCGAGCGCTGAGAGACCTGCAAGGAATGACTTCAAGGCGTGCTCCTGGTTGGGGGTTTCGATCAGATCTCGACGCGGCTGATAGACGAAAAGATCTGCTGGTTGGTTGGGTTCTTCATCACCAAATAAAGCCTGCCCTCGACTGCCGAGTAGAACGGTTTGCTGTTGACCTGCGGCTGCCGGCGGAGCCTGACAGGGATCCAGGTGGTTCCGTCGATCGAAAAAAAGCACCCATTGCTGTCGCCCGTTGTGATCACCAGCACGCATCCGGCCAACGAAATTGGCCGAGCCGGATCAGTTCCAATCAGCGCCTTTACGTTCGTCCAAGTGGCGCCGTCAGAGCTGCTGAAGATGTTCGAGTCGGCACCGGCGTTCGTCACTCCGGAAATAAAATACTTGAAGAGTCCGGCGCACACGGTCGGGTTTTCTGTTCCGGAAACAGCGACCGGCATCGTCATAGTTGCCCAGCTGATCCCGCCGTTCGAACTACGAATTCCGCTCGTCGTCGAGGGGCTGCCAGCCACGGTTCCGATGATCACGGTAAGCCCGTTGATCGCAATGCCGGCGGTCACGACTCCGGCCGAGGGGTTGGTTCGGGATGTCCAGGTGATCCCGTCCGGAGAGGTCTGTAAGCCACCCGTAATTCCGCAACAGATGAACAGCCCGGAACTCGCGCACCATTTTACGTCGAGCAGCCATTCCGATCCGAGCGCGCCGGTTCTGTTTGTCCACGAGTACGATCCAGCCACCGGCATTGTGATTATTTTCCCAGTCGTACCAACCCCGACGAGCGTCGTACCGTTGCTCGCGATCGCGAAAATGTCGCCGGCCGGAGTGCTTGGCACCGTGAGGCTTTGGAATGGAACGGTGCCGATGCCGATGACGGTCGCCATGTTTCCAGACAGCGAACCAACCGCGACCACGATCTTGGCTGTCGGATCAACGAAGACCTCTCGGATAACGTCGATCAGTGACGAGGTGTCATCTAGAGAAAAGAACTCGCTTGCCTGTGCCTGGTACGTCTGAGGCCTGTACTCGCTTTGCGGAACGATCACCGACGCGAGCTGGTTGTTCGTTCCCTTCACCAGCGCCACGCCGCCCGATTCGATCGCGTTTGCGATTTCGTTTTGCATCGCATTCAAGATCGCGGCGTCGACCACCGTCGCCTGGGTGACGCCCGGAGTTCCATCGGTGAAAGCGTTTGCAACGTTCCCGTCAGTGTCGACTCTGTGCATGGGTTCCCCTTACTCGAGCAGTTCGAAAAGAACGATAGAATGGGCGGGTGCGGCGCGGGCAATCACGCACTCGAGCGCGGTGCCCTTGCTGGCGAGGCCGCGCGGATCTGATCTTGCGCGATTCACGGTTGCCGGGAATGCGTGAGCCTCGAAGACTCCGGTGTCGACGAATGTCCCAACGGCGCCGACCTGACCGATCAGCAATTCCGCGCCGTCTGATCGACCGTAGATCCGGTAGCCGGTTCCTCCGACCACTTGGGTCCAGTTGATTCTGGCGGTGTTCGTGTTCGTGCCGAGCGGAGGAGTCACGCTGGCTGGAGCGGATCCGAATGTCTCACCAGCGGCGTTGATCGCCGCCACGCGGTAGAAGACCTCGACCCCACCGATAAGAACTCCGCCGGTCGTTGCTTCGTTTGCGACGCTCGAGATCGTCGGGATCAGGATCGGCGGATAGCTGGTTGGCGTTCCACCTGTGTCGGCGTAGCCGGTGGTGGTCGATGTGCCGATCAGCTTCTCATCGCCGCCGGTGTAGTCGGCGAAAATGTCGTAGCTCGTCGCGCCGTCGACAGCGGTCCAGAAGAGATCGTTGCGGTTCGTGTTCGTCACTCCGCCCGGGGTGTGGGTCGCGCTGCTCGAGGCGTTCGAGGTGCCGGAGGCGTTACGGGCCACAACGCGGTACTTGCAGGCCGTTCCGTGCGGAATGGTTCCACCGGTTGTCGCGCCGGCGCCGAACCCGAGGCCGGTGGGGGCCGGAAGCGCGGTGCCGCTGCCGATCGAGTTGAGAATCTCGAGGTCCCAGATATGAACCCACTGCGTTCCGTAACAGCGATCGCCAGATCGAGCGCGACCAGCTCGAAGCACCGCGCCGGTGAACTCCTTGATCGTGGCGACGGCTCCGACCGCCAATGCGACCTCGATGAAGAACGCCAGGGTCTGTCCGCCGCGATTGACCAAGGCCTGAACAATCGCCTGCCGCCGACCAGCGTCCGTCGTCGCCAGTTCGAGCACGCATCCAGACGGCAACCCAAGCACCCGCTCCCAATCCTCGAGCAATTCGTCGGTGGTCCGCGGGTCGGACTCTTCCGTCAGGTCGACCGCTCTGGCATCGACCCGCGCGAGCTCTGTCCCCATCGACTCGAGCGAGAGGTTGATCTTGCTGTTCGCCTCGAGCATCCACACGAGGCCGGGGGGCAGCAGCGCCCGGAGCTGGCGCGCGTAGGCGAGCGCCGAGAACCCGAGCGCGGTTTCCCCCGGGGGTGTGACCGGCGCCGGGGTGGTGAGCTGCCAAACGAAGGTGATCGGCGCCTCGTTCTTGACGCCCGTCACTGAGACCGCTCGAACCTCGAGCGTCGGCGCACCGATTGGCCGCCAGCCTCCGCGGCGCAAAACGACGAACCGTGCGCCATTGGCGATTACCGAGACGCTCGATCCGTCGATGTAGAACGGCGAGAAGCTCGCGCCGTCGTACACGACCTCGACGGCACCGGATGGGAACCGCAGCAGGATGTCGCAATTGGCCAGCGGGGTGGCATCGGGGACCGTGACGTCGAACTGGAATGGATCGAGGTTCGCGAGGGGCCCTGGGAGCGCAGGGACGAAGCCGCCTACCGCGGGCGCGACGCTCGACGAGATCGCGAACCCGGCGGTGAAGACTTGGGTGAGCGTGCCGGGATACATTCCGGTCGGCCCGGTGAGGCTGAGGCCGACGCCGATCGAGATATCTGTCGGGGTTGGGGAGGCGCTGTAGATCTCGAAGCCGCCGGCCTGAACGATGGTGGGTGGCGGGCGCGAGGTTCCGACGTCGAGCCGGCGGAATGACCCGACGGTCGGAGCACCGGCGCCGAGCGTGCCGTCCGGGTTGAGCGGAACGTAGGCGGCGAAGGCGTTCGAACTGTCGGCGAGGAAGATCGCGAACACCTGGTAGCGCTGGGCCGCCAGCACCCCACAGTCGACGATCGCGATCGTTCCGACCGTCTCATCGGCGGCCAGCGGTTGGAACGCGTACTGCCCGTCGCCGAGTTCAACCACCCCGCCGACCGGTGGAGTTCGAACCCCGCCGGCCCGGTTGACGAACGCCGCGATCGTGAAAGCTCCGCCGAGCAGCGGTGCGCCGTCGAGGTCATACGCCCAGAGTGCTCGTGGGGAAGCCATCAGGGGGCCGAGGTGTCGCCCTGGAATTCAGAGCAGGACTTGCGCTGGCACCCGGCGCCGGTGAACGCGCCGGGTTGCATTGTGTTGAAGAGCCCCGGGTCGCCGCCATCGGTGAGAGTGCAGACTCCGCCCGCGTCCGGGTTCTTCCAAGCACACGGATACTGAACCGATTGGGTCGTGAAGATCGGAAACCCGTTGTCATCGACCGGCACTGCCATTCCGCCGCTCGGGCATCGTTCGACCACGAACCGAACCTGCTGGTACTTGGCGGCCGAGAACACGACCCCGGCATCGGCCGCGATATTCCTGGCGCGCTGGCCGAGCCGCACCGGGCAGTCGACGAACCGAACGGTGCACTGACTTCCGGCATCGACGAGGATGTTCAGCGCGCGCTGACACTCGGCCGCATTGCAGGCGCTTGAGGTGCACAGGTTTCGATCGAGAACCTCGAAGTTCCCGAAGCTGTCGGGCATCCGGTCGACGGCGCCCGTGTTCAGGTTGACGAAGAAGATCGTGCCGGCGCCGGCCGACGCCAGGAACGCGGCGAGCAGGAGGAGCTGGTTCTTCGTGATCGGAGGCGCGGCCATTTTGGATCTCTATTGGCAGAAATCGCCATCGTCGGCGCAGAACTTCTTGATCGTTGAGTTGAATTGAGATCCGCCGGTCTGATGATTCGCCGGGAAGATCGTCAGCAGCGTCGGGATCGTTTGGGCAAGCGAGGTGGTGTCGCAAGTTCCGTTGACGCAAATCCGGAGATCCGTGCTCGCACGAATCAATGCCGACACCCGGTTCGTCGCGTTTGGGGTGAGCAGTGCGGTGGAGTCCTGGGTCGTTGAAACTCCTCCCGACGTGAGATTGAGGCGCACGACTCCGGTGGTCCCGAGCGCCTGGATCATGATGAAGTTTGCGCCGGAGTTGTACCAATCAAAAAGCGCCGACCCGTTGACGAACCCGTTCGGTGAGATCACCGTGGCGGCGAAGCTCTCGGTCGACCCACCAAGAAAACCTGCGTCGACGGAAACGGTTTCAACGGCCCGGGTAACGGCGGTGCCGGCGGTCGGAATGTACGGCCCCACACTGGCCACCGCGGTGAAGCGATCAATTTGTGAACCCCAGACCATCACGTCGTTCGTGATCGTGTTCGGTGATGCTGCGCACCCGCCACCAATGCAAGGGTAGGTCGCGGCGTTGTTGTTCGAGGTGATGTAGGTCGGGCACCGGTTGTAGGAAGGACAGGCGGAGTAAGCGCAGCTCGAGCAGGCGAAGGTGTTGCCATTGAACAGGCCGCAAAGCGGGATCGAGCCGGTGCCGTCGCCGCCATCGACCCCGAGTCCGCCGTCCGTCACCATGCCGCCATCTGGATCGGTCTTCACCCCACAGACAAACCAAGAGAGCGCGTAGGGCGTCGCGCTCGAGACGAGCACCTGCTCGATGTAGCTGGTGCCAGTTTTGCTCAGCATCCGATCGGCGGTGAGCGTGCCGTCCGGTGCATACCCAACGTCGGCCTCGATGGTGGTCAGGTTGACACCGGTCCCCTTGAGCCACGCGACGTTGTCGACTTCCTGGTTCCGGATCACCGGGTTCGTCATCGCCTGCCAGACAGAAAGGCCGAGCGGAGCTGCCCCCGTTCCGCCGTACTGAACTCGAGGCTGATCGGTGGTGCATGTGACCAGCTCACCAGGAAGAATTCCCGTCAGTTCTGAATGCTGAAAGCAGGTGCCGTCACTCGCGCGCGCGAACGTCACGGTCTCTCCGCGAAGACCGGTGATCGCCGAGCAAGCGCACGCGGTGCCCATGCCAATCCCGTCGTCGCCAGCGAACTCGATCTTCGGAATGTGAACCGAGTTGTCGAGCGTCCTCATGTTCGGCTGAAGGAAGAGTCGGTGCTGTGGAACGATGGCCAGCAAGAACCCGCCGAGCATGGCGAGGCCGAATAAACAGATCCACCGCCCAACGCGGTCGAGTCGATCGGCGCCCATCTTCAGTTCATTACCCACGACTTGCAGTTGGTGGATCCGCCGTCGACGTTTCGCACTGCCACGAACGGGATCGCGATCAGGTCGTACCACCAAGATTGACGAGCGGCGATGAACACCCCGTTGTCAGCCGCCGCGGCGCCTGAACCGCCGACGACCTGGAAGGTCGCGTCCTCGCAGTTCACCTGGAGCGTCACGAGGCCAGCGTCGATGAACGCGACGGTGCCGCCGTCCGCGTGCGGCGAGACCACACCGGCGAAGCTCGGCTCCCCGTTGAGCTTGTGGAGAAGAACAGAGGAAACGGCCTGGGTCGCTGGGAGGTTCCCTATGTTGACCATGCCGCCATCGGCGACAGGGTTGATCGGTACGCTGACCGCCTGGGTTGCTGGGAAGTTCCCAACGTTCACCATGCCACCGTCCGCGACAGGGTTGATCGGGATGGTGCAGGCCTGGCTCGCCGGAAAGTTTCCGACGTTGACCATTCCACCATCGGCTACAGGGTTGATCGGGATCGTCACCGACCACGGTGCGCCACCCTGGTTCGCCGTCACCAGGCCGCCGTCGAACCCGATCCCGAGCTGGTTCGTAATTTGAACAGGCCACCCACCGTCTGTTTTGACCGTGAGCGAAATGGATTGGGTGATCTTAGCCTCGGTTGGCCAGTCGACCCCGCCGTCGCGCGAAAGGCGCTGCGACATTGCGGTCACCGGGCCTGGGGTGCCTTGGGCCCATGCGGTGAGAATGCCAGCTGCGCCGAGGCCGAGAAGAACGAACAACGCGATCAGCCTTGGGTTCGTGCGCTTGTTCATGGGTCTTTTCTACTCCAATCAGGTGAAGGTGATCACGCCAAGCGTCGCGAGCTGCCCGGTTGAATGGGTCACGTCGGCCACCGGTGAGGCCATCGTGTAGTCATCGACCCCCGCGGCATTGCCAACCGCGTCGCGCAAGTGAGAGAGAAGAAGAGTGCTACCGGGTTCGGCGTCCTCAAGAATCACGGAGCCGAGAGCGGCCGTTACCGCCGCCCTGGTCGTGCTGTTGTCTGGGCTGATGTGCACGCTGAGTGCGAGCGCAACGGCCGAAGGTGCGACAACGGTGACCGCGGCGGTGACTGGCCTCACCGTGTCGAGGTGGGCTTGCAGGATCGCAACCTCGCCAGAGTCCGGGATCAGGCTCACGTCATCGTCTCGAACGAACCTCACCACCACGGTGCCGGCTCCCAGCTCGAGGGGGTAGACCCACGCCCGCGTGACCCCCGCCACCTCGAGCGACCACGCCTCGAAGTCTGCCTTCGACCCGCCATTCGGGGCGGCTCGCATTCTGGCGATCAGTCTGGATCGAAGTTCCTCGGTCGTCTCTTCGTCGCTGCCATCAATCAACCCTTCGCCGCCGACAGTGATCGAAGCATCGGCGCCAGCGATCGGGGATTCGAAGCTCAGCACCACCCCGGCGTCGGCGTTGCCGATCGCGCCTGCCACAAGCGCAGTGATCGTCGGGTGGGCGAGTCCGCCGGAGATCGTAACTTCCGCGTCGGTCTGGTACTCGGCTCCGTCTGAGCGCCGGAGGATCGTGTGGATCGGGATCACCGTTCCATTGGTGCCGGTGATCGGAACGGTTGCGCCAATTGCGTACGCGGCTTCCTTCGGGAAAATATTGAAGAGCGAGGCCTGGCGAACCAGGAACGCCCCTTCCGACTTGTCTGGGAACAGCTGCAACCCGAGAAACTCGAGGTGCCCGTGCAGCATGTGAGCGGCGCCCGCGATCACCCGGGAGAGAATAAAGACCACGCTGCGGCGGAGAACGGCTCCAAGCAGCGCCATTCGAGAAACAAAATCCTGCTGAACCCGGTCGGCAATCTCTTGGAGTGTCGGTCTTTGAAATGCCACGGGGTCAAGGCCTCCGGAGGAGTTGAGCGTTCCATGCGTAGTCGTATCGCCTGAGGGCAAGGGGCGCCAGCGCCGGGCGGATCAGCGTCACCCCGAGGCCGAGCACCCCGGGCTCCAAGATGCCGGTGAACACGTCGGCGCGGGAGATCACCCCGTCGCTCTTCATCCACTCGAGCGCCTCGAGCGCGTACTCCTTCGCGAGCGCGACCACGCGCGCCGATTGCTTCTCCCGCTTCAGCGTCCAGAGCCGCGAGCCGATCTTGTCGCCCTCCGAGAATGGGATCGCATCGGCCCACCACCCGCGGTTGGGCTCACCATCCGGCGGCGTGTCGCCATCTTCGAGGCGCCGGTCGAGGAAGAGCGAAAGCAAGACCGCGGTCTCGAGGCCTTCGTCCGAAGTGAGATCGTTGTCGGTGATCGAGAAGTCCGCCGAGCCCTGGCTCCAGGTGAGAAGGATGTCGCTCATGACGGGGCCGCCGTGTTCTGTCCGCCATCGACTGCGCCGGTTTGAGCGGAGCTGGTGCCGGTGGTGGAGACAGTGGCGCCGGCCACGCTGTGGATGTGGTTCTTGAGGCTCTTGCCACCGCCCACCACATCTGTCGTTGCGGTGAGCGTCTTCGACACGGCGACGTCATCCGAGAACGTGCCCTTGCCGGTGACGTCGAGCTTCGCGTCGAGCTTCACGTCGCCGGTCACCTCGAGCTTGCCGATCACCTTCACCAGCGTCGACGCGGTAATCTCGATCGTTCCGCCGCGCTTGAAGACCATCTTGTCGCCCTGGTCGGTGTAGATCGCCACCTCGCCCTCGACCAGGGAGGTCAGCCGGAAGCGGCGGTCATCGACCACCACGATCAGCCCATGGTCGCGGCGCCCGTTCGGAAACACCACCACCGCCTCGGGTGAACCGGCGTCGCTTGGCGCTCGAGGGAAGCTGCTGAATCCGTAGTTTTGAAAGCGCTCGATCTTCGATCGGGTCTCGCCGTCGAGCAGCGTGACCTCGGCCTCTTGGACCATGGTCGACTCTTTGATCGCCGTGACCAATGCGCGCGCGGCCAGGTTCGCGACCTGGGTGCGAAGTGGTCGAAGCAGGGTCTGCAGATCGTCGAGGATGCTCACACGCCCTTCCTGATTTCCTTCCAAGTCTTATCACCGCCGGACTTCAACGTCGGCTCTGGCTTGAAGGCGTTCGGGGGTTTCAGGCTTAGCCGGGTGAGCTTGCCGGTGCCCGGGTCCGCCGAGAACTCGACCTGTGTGATCAGCATGTCGCCGTCGACCCCGAGGCGCGAAGACTTCATCGAGACCAGTTTATTGAATGGCCAGAGGTCGCCGTTCCCCTGTCGCCACCCGACGACAACGACCTCGAGCGAGTTCGCCTTGGCTGCCCGAACGATGGCCTCCCATTGGGCTCGAGCTTTGGCATATTCGACGGTGAGCGCGTTCTCCGCTCGCACCAGAAGCACCCGGGTGTCGCGGCGAACGTTCAAGTCGTCGGCCTCGGCGGAGACCGCAGCGGCCGCCACGCCAGAGAACTGATCGGTGCCGGGGTGTTGCCCGTGCACTTCGTAGGTCCTGAACCGCCCGGTGGCGTCGTACGCGGCCGAGCCTGTCTTGATGTTCTGGCCCTCAATCAGCGCATCGTGCGCGCGGCCTGTGCCTGGCCGCATCAGCTTGATCCCGCCGGTGCCATCGGAGACCGGTAGCACTCCGACCAGACGGCAAGCGCGGTCGAGAACCTCGAACATCGTGTCACCAGGTTCCACCGACAGCTTCTTCGCTGGCGCCGGCAAAGAGAGGTCGGGCGGATCGAGCACAACGTCGACCCCGTGCACGGCGCCGAGCTTCTTTGCCAGGGTCAGCAGCGGAACGTTGGCGAATTCCCAGCTGCGTTTCTTCTTTGCCTTGCTCGAACCGTTGTCGTTGAGGAGGGCAGAGCAATCGACCAGGGCGCCGGCCTTGTCTCGGCCGCTGACTTGGAAGCTGTGCTCGTCGGCGCCGATGGTGATCGATCTCTTATCGACCCACCCAGTCAGCACCGTCTCGCCGCCGATCGCTACCACCACCTCGTCTTCCTCGATGATCGGCCACGGGTCACTCTGCCCGTTCCACTTCTCGGAAACCGACACGTCGAAGCTCCCGGCGATCGCCTCGATCCCCCGGGTGACGCGCATGGTCTTCCAGCCGCCATACTCTCGGCCATTCACGCGCAGCACGAGATCGTCAGACTTCAGAGAGCACCGCGAGAGAAACCGCCCCCGGCACGAACCCCGGGTGCTTGATGTGGTTCCGCGCGATCAGATCGGCTTCGCCGTCGAGGTTCCCGTACAGCTGATGCGAAACCAGAAGCGAAGGAAGGGTGACCAGCAGCGTGTGCTCGACCAGGTGGGCCAGGTCGGATTCTGGCCCTGGCACCGCCGCGACCAGGTTGGCGCGCAGCTGCATCAGCATCGGGAAGAGCGTGTCACCCGCCAGCTCGAGCTGCTCATCGAGCGCGCCCGTAAGGCTGTCGCGGGTGGCGAGAGCGTCTTCGTAACTCCGGTACGCGCCCTCGACGTCTGGGCTCGCCACGCCCTCGAGCGAAACAATCGTGGCCTGGATCAGGTTGATTCGAGCGATCGCGCGCGCGTAGGCGTCGTGCGAGGTCTGCTCGACCTGTGAGGCGAGCGTGTCGGTTGCTGGTCTGGCGGAACCTGGATCGAAATTGTATGCGGCCAACAGGGATCGCACCGCCGTCACGGGATCCCCCGCGGCGCCAAGCGCGCCAACGGTCGCGGCGATCGTGTCGAACATGTCGCCCGGTGCTCGAGCTGCGCCTGCAGCGTTGGCGGAGAGGTCCGAGAGGCTTTGCTTCAGGGAGGCGAGCGCCTGCGTCGTGCTCGCCAGCGGGCCGAGCAGGGAGGACAGCTGGCGGCTTGCCCCTGTGACCATGCCGGTGAGCTTGTTCAGCGCGCCATTCGCCAGGGATGAAACGTTGGCCAGCGCCAGCAGTTCGAGCTTGGCCGCCGAAAGAGCGCTGACCGCGGTGGCCTTCAGTGCCGACTTGCTGTCGAGCGTCGCCTTCGGGAACGATGGGGTCGTTTCCGTTTGGTCGAATGAGATCGTAAACATCGCGATCCCGCCATCCTTCGCGCTCGAGCGAACCCTGAAGCTCGAGCAGACCACCTGGCGCTGCCCGTGGTACGGGTGGATCAGCTCACCAGGTCCCGCCTTTTCCAGCTCGTCGATCAGCGCGTCGCGCGCGGTGAAGTAATCCTCTCCGAGGACGTAGCCTTCGATCTGAAACTCGCGACCCTTCCGGCCGGTGTCTTCAACGAATTGCTCGTCCTTTCCGAAGAACTCATGCTTGACGGATCGCCGACCACCAGCGAACTCGGCCGACTCGACGAAGAAGGGGATCTTCCGGAAGGAGGCCGGACCCATTTGATCGCGCCAACCCATCGCATCACCCCCCGCCCGCGTAGCCCATCGAGAGATCGAGAGCCGCGTGTGTGCCCTCGGCCTTGGCTTTCGTTCCCTTCGGAGCGTTGTTGAAGTCGACGGTGATAGTCGCGGCTGAAGCGGTGGCCGGGGGCGGTCGAGCAGCCCCAATCGGAGGCCGCTGGCTGGCTGGCTCGTCGGTGCCCATGAGTGCGTTCACCGCCATCGAGCTACCTTTGAAAGCTGCCCCGAGCGGGTTTTGCAGAATCGAGGTCACCCCGCCAAGCTTGTCGATGATCGGGGAAACGACCGCCCACCCCTTGGCGAACAGGTCTTCAATCTCGCGCCACCAATCAGTGAATATCAGCTTCAGATCGTCCCAATTGTCGTAGATCGACTTGGCCGCCAACGCGATTCCAATGCACGCCGCCGCCACCGCAGCAGCGATTGGGAGGAAGGGGAGAAGGATCGGGCCGAGAAGCGTGAGCGTTGGCCAGAGGGTCACCAGCGCGGCGCCGAGGCTGAAGAAGGAACCGACCAGACCAGCGATTGCGCCGAGCAGCGGGGCAGCCATGAACGCCGCGGCCACCCCGGCGAGCACCAGGGGCCAGCCGCCGAGCTTGTCGACGATGGGTTGCACGCTCGCAATGAAGCTCTTGAAGCCGTCGATCAGGCGCTGAATCCCGCCGCCGTTGACCCACTCCATGATCGCCTTGCCGGTGTCGCGCGCCCAACTGGCGATCCCGTCGCGATTCGCGACCAGGAAGTCCCGAACGGATTTCGTCAGCTCGAGCACCACCGGGAAGAACTCGTGAGCGATTGAGGCGCCGACCCCGTTGAACGCGGTCGACAGGTCGATCAGCATTTCGTCGAGCTGCTCGGCGCCCTCTGCGAAGTTGGTCTGGCTTCCGGCGAGCTTGAAGAAGAGCTGTCGCTGTTCCTCGAGCCCCTCGACACCGCCCTTCACCAGGCCGCCCATCTTGGCCATCGACTTCCCGAATACCTGGGTGGCGAACGCCGCGCGATCGGCTGGCGTCTTGAACTTCTCCATCGCCTTCCACATCAGGTTGAGCGCTTCCTCGGTGCTCTTTGCGGCGGTGACTTGCTTCAGCAACACGGGGCTCGCGCCGGCCAGGAACCCGTAGAGCTTCCCGGTGCCGTGGTGAGCCAGGCCCAGCTCTTTATTGAACTTGTCGAGCGCGCCGGTGAACTCCTCCGAAGAGAGCCCGGCCTTTCGTGCCGCGAATTGGAGAGACGAAAACTGGTCGACGGTCAGCCCAACCCGATCGGCCGTCTTCTTTGCGGCGTCCCCCATTTCTACGAAGTGCTTCACGAACTCGAAGAGCACAAAGCCGCCCTCGAGCGCCATCAGCGCCAGTTCCTTCCCGAGCTCGAATGCTTTCTCTCCGACCTTGTGGGCCGCCTCGCCGACGCCCTTGAACGCCTCGCCGACTTTGAACAATCCCGACTGCTCGCCGAGCTCGTGGATCTCTTTGCCGAACTTTTTGACCGGACCTGTCGAGTGCTCGATCTTTTTGGTGATCTCTCGAAGCGGGCCCGTCGCCTTGTCGATGGCCCGAATGATCAGCGAGAGGTTTGTTTCATTTGCCATCGCGGATCCATGCTGCCTGCTTCGCCCAGAAAAGAAGATCTGCCAGGTTCAGTTCCCACAGCTCGGCGGCGGAGAAGTGGAAGCAGGCCCCGATTACCGCGAGGTAGTGCTCCCAATCTTCAGGCCACCCCCGAGAAAACCCATTACCGCCTGGGCCACCTCGATCAGGTCCGCGGGGTGGAGCTTGTCGACCAGGATCGCCGGGTGGCCGGCCATCTTGACCCCCACCGCCGCCAGCTCGTACGGCTGGAACAGGATCCCGCCGTCCGCCGTCATCGGCAGAGAGAAGTTCCGGAACGCCCGCCCGCTCGGTTTGAGCGTGAGCGAATCGACCGTCACCGCGCCGAGCTTGACCGGCTCGCGCAGTGAGACAACGACCGGCTCCCCGTTGATGGCGGCTGCCGTTGCGGCCTCCGCCACTCCCGCCGCTTCCGTGGTCTCTTCTTCGCTCAAGAGATTTCGTCCCCGCTGTTCGCTTCGAAGCGCACATCGATCTCGCCTTCGTCGCTGTGGCCGACCGCATCGCCCGCGTACCAGGCCTCGCGCAAGGTGATCGCCTTGTGGTTGGCCAGTTCGAGGGTCACCGTTGCTCCGGTGATCTTCGCCAGCTTCGCCAGGTCAAGCGTGGTGCGGTCGGTGATCTTCCCCTCGATGAAAGCGACCTGCGGCTCTTCCTTGAAGCCGTGGGTCCGGTCGGCGCCGACGATTGCCGTTTTCTTCCCGGTGCCGAGGCCGTAGCTGAACTCGCCCTTGGCATCGTAGATCTCGCCGTCGATCGTGAACGAGATCTTCCCACCGCGTCTCTGGTCCGCCATTTGCGCTCCCTTTGCTACCGCCTACGGGTTGGTTTGAAAGCTCAGAGCCGGAACTGGATCACCGCGGCGCCGACGATGAACTGGTTCATGATGTCCGGGGGGAGCATCCACTCGAGCCGGTTCGGGTCGGTCAGGCTGCGTGCGCACACGAGGTCGTTCTTGAACTGGTCGAAGTTCTCGACCAGGCCGAGCTGCTCCATTTGCCGGAACCAGTTGATCGCCTCTGCCTTGCCGATCAGCGGAGTGATCACCTTTTGGCCTGGGCCGAAGTACGTTCCATCCGACGCCAGCTTGTGGCGCGGGTACCGGTTGAGGATCTGGTTCCGGAAGCTGTATCGCAGATACATGTTCGTGAGCATCGTGGTCACGTCGAGGTACGCGGTATCCGGTGAACCGGCGGCGCTCAATTGGTAGGTGGTGATCAACCGCTCAATTTGAACAACCCCGCCAGCCGCCGCCTTCGTGGCGCTGATTCCCTCGAAGAGGTTGAGGTTCCGTTCGGTGAGCGTGAAGAGGTCGCCATCCGCCGGGGGAAGAACTCCGACTAGCGGAATGGTCTGGAGGGGCCGCGCCGGGTCGATGTTCGCGAAGTAGGCGCACGCCGCCGCGGTGGCCGCTGCGAATTCCATCGGAGGGGTGAGCGGATTGGTTCCGGGCTGAGGAACGATCACGCCGTACTTGGAGTTGCGCGTGCCGCCGAGGGTTCCGAGCGTGGCCTGCGAGCCGACCGCCGAGGTGATGAAGATCCCGTCGATCATCGTCATCGGGCCGAAGCGCCGATCGAACTCGGTCTCGAGCGCGGTCAGGCTGGTCGCGTCGGTGTACGGGACGGTGGTGATGTGGAACCAACGGTCACCCATCGCGGCGATCAGCGTGGTCAGCACCGGGTTGGTCGCGCCTGCGCTCATCGCGGCGACTGCCAGCGTCAGCCCAGCGGGAAGCTTCTCGCCGTCGTTGTAGTTGGCGCGCATGTCGAAGTCGTTTCCGATTGCACCCTTGTGGCGGTAGGTCACAGTTACGACGCCGGTCGAGGGGCTCGCCGTCGCGGGCAGACCATCGACCAGGTTGATCGCCGCCGAGACCGCGCTGGCGACCTGGGTGGCAGTCTGGCCGCTTGCGACGCCAACCGAAACGAGGCGGCCAGCCAGGTAGAGTGAAACCGTTCCAGCTGCGGTGGTGGGCCCGGTGAAGGTCAAGGTCCCAGTGGCCGCCACTCCGGCGCCGTTGTCGTCGAGCACTCCAATCCACGTCTCGGTGAACTGGTTGTTCTTGAACCACGCCTTGGCCTGGTTGTGCAGACACGAGCCGGCGCCGCCGAGCACTCGCACCTGGTCGGCGGTGGTCACCTTGTAGAGCGTGTTCGCGACTCCGGTTCCCGCATTCGGCGAGCCGGAAGTGATCTTCTGCCCGATGATCAAGCACCGATAGGGCAGAAGAGCCGGGCCCTGTTGCGCCGCCGACCCGTCAAATTCGAGCGCCAGAAACGGGACCCGGAGGTTCGTCGGAATCGAGTTGAAACTGATCCCGACCACTGAGGCGGCCAGAATCGCAGCGAGCGTCGCGAGAACGGTGAGCATGGTCCTTACTCCTTGTCCTGATTGGAAAGCGGTTTCACTTCTGCGGATCGGCGTTTCGATTGCGGTGGCTCGGCGACAACGGGCGGCGTTGGGGCGGGCGCGGGAGGAGACTCTGGTGCAGGAGCGATGCCTCGAACCACGTCACCGCTCATCAGCGCTCGGTTCCAATGCTGGTCGAACTCAGAGACCTCGGCGCCGGCCTCAGGGAGCAGCTGCATCGAAACTGGGTCGCGCACTCGGAGGCCCGCCTTCGGAACGATCCACATGGTCACCACCCTAATCATTGGTCGGGCGCAATCTCATCTTCGATATCGTCGGCATCTGGCATCGTCGGACCGGTGACCTTGTATTCGACCCCGGCGCTCTCGAAGGCGTCGAGCGTGGTGTCTTCGGCCTCGGGGGCGTAGGTGTAGTATTTCACCCGGTAGACCAGCAGCACGTTGCCGATCAGCTTGGTCGATTTCTGAACGACAATTTCGGTGCTCTGGAGAATCGAGCGACCGCACGCGCCTCCGAAGGTCTCGTCCTTGTGCATTGCCCGCTCGACCTGCTGGCACATCGCGTCGACGGCATCGTCTGGGTTGGTCCCCGCCTCGACGGAGAACTCGACACCAAGCAGTAGGATTCTTGTCAGTTCGCGCGGGGCGGTCGTCTCGCTTTCTGGCTCAACGGTTTCGTCGAGCGTGTAGACGGAGATCGCCGGGAGCTCGGATACCTTCCACTCGAACACCCGTGTCTCAGAGACGCGGTTCTGCGCTGGCGTGGCGTAAGTGAACACCCCGGGCGACACCTCGACCGCGCCGATCAGCGCCGCTTTCACCGCCTCTCGGATGATCTGGCGCTGGTGCATCAGGAAGTCTTTTGCAGGATGAGCACCACCCCGCCGTATCCGTCTTTGTGAACCTCGGCGACCGAGTAGGTGCCGCGAACTGATTGCTCGAAGGGGGCGGCGATGACGATGGTTGGGGCCACCACGTCAGGGTCGCTGGGCAGGTCGGTGAGCCTGAAAAACACTGCCGGGTGAGCGCCGACAACACCGTGGTGGTCGCTGTCGATTGGCGCGTAGGACGCATCGAAAATACCGCTCGGTGTGGTCGTCGACCCTCCGAGCGGGGTGTAACTGATTGGCTCTCCGAGGCGGCCGACCGTCTGCTGGTCGGCGGCCTCGAGCAGCGCCCCGAAGCCCATCCGTTAGGGGGCGATGATGCCGGCGAGGCGCAGCTCGGCCAGGATCAGGTTGATCGAGACCACCAGCGGCGCAACTGCGGCCGCAACGCCCGTGTCGACCTGGGCAGCGGTTGGACCAGAACCACCAGCGGTGGCCGCCGCCGCGGCGACGGTGTTCGCGATTGCCGCCTGCGGCCCGCTCGCTTCCTGGCCAGCGACGCCCGGCATCAGCAGAACCTTCCCGAGGACCACGCCGGCGCCAGAGCCGACAGTCTCAGTCGCGGCGCCAATCATCGGGCCGACGTTGGCGACGGTGGTGCAGCGCTTGTTGGTGTCGTCCCAGTGAACGGCCTGGCCGGGCGTCCATGCCTGGGAGCCGACCTTCGTCAGGTTGAAGACGCCGCGGGTGACGAAGTCGGCGGACACGCCCGACAGCACATCAATCGCCGCGACCCCGAAGATCCCACCGACCAGGGCGCCCTGTCCCGACAGGCGATCGTACGGAGCTGCGAGGTTCAGAGAGTCGCCGGGCTGAATGTAGTTCTTCATTGTCTGGATTCTCCGTGAAGCGAGGGACTGCAGGACAGCGCCGCCCGGTCTGTGAGGGGCCGGCGCTGCCAGTTACTGCCGGGTGGCTTAGACCCCGGCGTTGGTGACGGCGCCCTTGGTGTCGATGGCACCGACGCCGTAGTCCAGGCGCACCTTCATCTCGGTCCCGTCGACCCGCCAGCCGAGGCGGTTCTCGAGGAAGGGCTCCTGAACGCCCTGGTAGAAGGCGACGTCGAGGACCGGGGCAACGCCCGGGTCAGCGAACAGGTACCGGCGGGTGCCGGTGATTCGCGGGGTGTCGACGATCTTCGAGAACACCGCCCGCATGCTGTTCGGGCGCTGGAGCTTGTTCGAGGTGTCCGGGTCGTACTGCGCGTCGTTGATGACCTTCGCGGTCGCGCCGAGCGACGCAGGCACGAGCAGGATCGACGGGCGGAGCTCGAGGAACTCGTTTCCGTCCTGGTCCTTCTGGCTGAGCATCAGCACCCGATCGGCGTCGAGGGAGACCACCGAGATTGCGGCGGCCGAACCGACGTTCCCGTGGGCGGTCAGGTCGAAGAGCGCAACCGAGTCGGCCATCGTCGGCCCGAGCCCGGCGTTCTGGGCGAGCAGCGCGTAGACGTCGACCTCGATGGACAGCTTTGCCGAACGGCCGAGCATCACGGCCAGTCGAGAGAAGGCGTCGAGGTCATCGTTGATCAGCGCCTGGCGGCTGATCGCGATGATGTTGCCCTTGGTCTTGACGGTGATCGACTGCTTGGTCCCGTCCGGGATCGCCTTGTTCTTGAACTCGCCGTCCTCGCCGAGCGCGTCCAGCACGCCGAACGACCCGTGCCGGTAGCGGTTCTGCGCGCGGAAGTCATTCGCGCTGGAGGTCATGCAGAACTGGGTCCAGGTGTCGGGCGTGGTCAGGTACGCCGCGAGCAACGTCTTGTTCATGACGTTCTCGAGGAGCACCGCGAAGTCGCTGGTGGACTGCCCGCCAGCGGTGCTCCGCTCGGTCAGCGCCCGGCCGAGCAGGTCTTCACGACCGATCCCGCGGATCACCGGCGCCCCCGGCACACGCTCGAGGTACTCGCGCGCGACGTCGACCATCCCGAAGCCGCGGAAGGCGGTGGGGTCAAGCACCACGTCGGCGAACCGCTCGGGATGCATCTTCTTGGCCCGGGTGAACAGGTCGGTCAGGCCGGCGCGCTGAATCAGCCACGCCTGCATTCCGCCGCGGAACTTGTCGCTGGCCTCTTCGCCGCGGCCGATGTGGTGACCTTCAATCACCGTCGCCTCCGAACGCTTCGCCAGTTCATCGATCACCATCGCCCGCGCCTTGTCGGCCGGCACGTCGTCGGCGATCAGCTTCGTGGCGAACGCGGTCTCAAGCTTCGCAGCCCGGACGGCGAGGGAGATTGCGGCCTGGCGCTCTTGCTCGGCCTTCTTTCCCTCGGCGCGGGCTGCCTCGCTCGCTTTCTGCTCGAGCGCAGTGCGGGCGGCGAGCTCGCCTGCGCGGGTGGCTTCAGCGGCGGCGAGCTCTGCGGCGGTCTTTTCCATGTCGTGTTCCTCTGGGTCGGCGTTTCGGGTGACAAACTCACAGGCATTCGTGGCGGGCTTCGGAGATTCAAAGCGGAATCCGGCCGACGGATCGGCGGGGAGTCCGACAGGCGAAATCTCGAACGGCTCCCAGTCGATGGCGCGCATGACCGGGACTTCGTTGAAGTTGTTCGGGTCCTTCCGCGGCTGCTTCTCGTACTTGTGGACGCGGTAGCCCACCGAAACGTTGGCGATGATTCCGTCGCCAATCTTGCGGAAAATCTGGTCCGCGTCCGCATCGTCCTCGGCCTTCGAGAACCGAAGGGTCGCGACACCGCGCTTGCCGTCGACGCTGGCCTTCTGCACCACACCCAGCACCCCAGCGACGCCGCCGTAGCTGTTGTGCGAATCGAGCACCGGGGCCTTGCCGCTCGAGAGACGTTCCATTCGAACGCACTCGGGATCCATCGACAGTTCTTCATCGAACGGATCCGACCAGAAGCCTCCGCGGCGCACCTTCGTCGGCGTCGCGAACACGACGTCGACGGTGCGCTTTTCGGCGTTGAAAGTCTCGAGGCTCACCGCCGCTCGAAGGTCGAGGGCAGGAACGTCGCGCGTGTTGGTGTCGCTCGGCTTCGCGGTTTTCGACTTCTTCAGCGCCATGCCCAATTGATTAATGATGGATTTGCGCGGAAGGCAACAGGCTTCACCCGCCCGAGGCGCTGGCGGCCATCGTTGCCGCCCGGCCCTTGTTGTGGCGGCTGCAGCGATGATCTCCGTTCGCCTTTGTCCACGTCGCCGGCTGTCCGCACTTCCTGAGACCCCCGAACATGTTTTTGTTCAGGTTCACGATCGCCGTGCACTTCGCTTCGGGCGGCGGAGATTTTGGCTTCACGCGGCGGCCGCCTTCTCTTCGGCTGGGGTGACCTCGGGCTTGCTGGTGTCGCCTGTGGCGGAGCCGGGTTCGAGTTGCGCCATGCCCGCCTGAGTCGTCCTCCGAGCGTCGCTGTCGAGGGTGATGTTGAGCTTGTCGAGGCGTGCGAGGTCGGCGGCGTACTCCTCGAAGTGGGCGTCGGGGTCGTTGCCCTGCTCGCGAACCATTTCGCTCGGCGTCATCGCGCCGGCCCGCACGAGCCGCTGGTAGGCGAGACCTTCCTTGTCCGGTTCGATCATCGGCATCGGGGGTGGGGTCCAGGTCGCGCCCGGCGCGGCGCCTTCGGGGAGCTCGCCCGCCAGCACCGCGGCCTCGATGAACCACTCCCAGACGCGCGCATTGAATTGCGGGACCAGCATGTGCCAGCGCCAGTCGTGAACATTCCCCCAGTGAGCCAGCCGCGACATCCGGGCACTCGAGAAGTTCACCTGAGAATAATCGAGCGAGAGATCCTCATAAGTGACGCCGAGCCCCGCGGCGACCTGGCGCAGATTCGAGGCGCTGTAGGAGGCGTGGTCGTTGACCCCCGGGGGGTTCGAGAAGGTGATCGATTTGCCAGGTGGCAGGTAGTTGACGAGACCTGGTTCGAGGCGCTCGTCGTCGGCACCAGATGGGAGCGGCGCTTGGCCTGGCTCACTGCCCGGCCCGATCAACCCAGCATCACCCTCGGTGTCAGTGACGAATGCCGTGAAGCACGCGGCAATCTTTTGCCGCATCAGCGTCGCGTCGTCGTACTCGTCGAAGTCCTTCAGCTTGATGATGACCGGGGCGAACCACGGAATACCCCGCACCTGGCCCGGGCGGTCGAGTCGGTAGATGTGCAAGATCTCAGCTTCAGGAATTCGACGGCTGACCAGCTGGGCCGACTTGGCTCCCTGCGCCAGAAGCCCGGACCCCGGGTGACGATCGAAGAGCCAGTAGGCCGTGCGCTGGCCGCGCTGGTCGAACTCGACACCTTGGATCGTCGGGCCGCCGGCGGGACCAGCGAACCCAGACCGATTGAGGTCGAGGAAGTCTGCTTCGAGAAGTTGAATCTGAAGTGGAACGGTGTGGCCATCCGTCGAGCGCCGGGGGCGGCGGCGAATCAACACCTCGCCATCCTGGGCCACGGCCTTGATCACGGCGGTCTGCATCCCGGCGAAGGTGAGCCGGCGGTCTGCATCACACTGCGTCGAGAAGATCTCATCGGTCCCGGCCCACGGACCCCACAGCGCCTGAGTCTGCTTTGCCTGGGCGCCGACCGGTTTTGCGGTGAGCCCCCAGCCGACGGTGTTGCGGGTGATCACGCGCTGGCCGTTCTGTGCCCACGCGTTGTTCCGAATCAGGTCCCGAGCATGCTGCCGAAGAAGCGAGAGTGCGCCCCATGCCGCCATGTTCGCGTCAGAGGTGCTGCGCTGCCAGGGATCCGTTCGGTACCCGCTTGCGGCCGCCTCGAAGTGCCGGAGCATCGTCACCGCGGCGGCGCGGGCTCGAATCCGCTCAAGACCCCACTTCGGCGCGAGAGAAAGAAAAACGCGATCCAGCGTCGTGGTCTCGAGCTTACTTTTCACCGGCCGTCTCCCCAGTTGGTTCCACCGCCACCGTTACCTCGAAAGCCCTTGCTCGTTCGCACGCGCCGCGCAGATGGCGCCGCGGTGACATCCTTGTTCATCGCCGCCAGGAGTGAGCGCATTTCGGCGAGGCTTTGGTAGGTGATCGATCGCCGCGGTGGCCCATCGTAAGTCACGGTCAGCACCCCGCCGGCGACAGCGGCCCGAAGCACGTCGATGTCGGCTTGAACCCAAATCCCCATTGGCTACCTCCGTCTTCCGCCCAACCAACTATCACGCTTGCCACTGAACCACGCACCACTGCTCTTGTCCTCCCGCGGTCGTGGTGATTCTGCCCGAGACGGAGGTGCTTGTGGTGCGGGTGCCTTCGGAGGAGGCGGCGCGGCGGGCGGTTTGCTGCTCGCCAGCGGTGCGGGTGTCGGCGCCGACCGGGCATGAGCGGCGCGCGCAAGGCGATCGAGGCCGGACAGGGAGGCAGCTGCTCGAGCAAGGATTCGACAATCGAGGAAGTGGTTTTCGCGGCCGGCGATCAGCTGCCACTCGAGGGCAACGAACCCGGTGCGCTTCACCCGCGGCACCAGCTGCTCAGCGGTGAGCTGCTTGAAGAAGTCTTCGCCGTACTCTGGGAAGTGGCAGTAGCCGGGCGGGAACGGCTCAAGCTCGGCGCCGTCTCCGGTTGGCCTCTCCTGGCGGAGCTGGCCGTAGAGTTCTGATTTGCCGATGTTCACGCCGATCGGCCAAACGCTCCCGCCGCGGCCGCGCTTCTTGCCGTTCACCTTGAGCTCGACCTTTGTTGGGGAGCCGATCAGCACCGCGGCGGTAGCGACGCCCTTGCAGGCGATCACCTGTGACATCGGGTGGCGTTGCGCCCAGCCGTAAACCGTCTGGGTGTTGTAGCCAGAGTCGATCGCCAGCTTGTGAATCCCGAACTCCAGCTTCTCGGCGTTCTCCCATTTGTGCGCGAGCAGACCGTCGAGCGATCTCCACACCGGTTCGGCCGACGTGTCGCCGGGGAGAACGCCGGAATCGATGCTCCAGCTTTCGCGGTTCGCCCCCCACCCGACGACCTCCCACACCAGGCGGTCGCGCTGAACGTCGACGCCGGCGGTCAGGAACACGACTCCTTTGGGAACGGTGCCGATCACGTAGGCCTCGCGTCGCTGATAGAGACGCTGCCACTCTGGCGCATCGCCGCGGTCTTGCCACGTTTCCCCGAGCCAGGTGTTTACGAAAACCTTGAGCAGCTCCGGGCCGCCATCGCTCGCGGTGAGGAATTCTGCGGCGAGCTGCCCCCACGTCGCGTTCGGGCTGAGGCTGTACGCGGTCCAGAGGTGGAACGAAGCGTGACCGGTAAATGGCTTCGAGGCGCGCCACTCACCGGCGGCGATCATCTCCCGCTTGTGCTTGTGCTCAATGACGCACCCGCCGCGAGAGCACATGAACCAGGCGGTGGCGGGCTTGCCCTTGTCCCACTTCATCGAGTGACCGGCGTTGCCCTCCCGGAAGACCAGGAAATCCATCGCACCGCAGTGCGGACACGGCACGTAGTACCGACGCTGGTCGCCAGCCTCGAAGAGCTCAGCGATTCGGCTTTGGCCGGCCAACCCGGGAGTGCTCGCGCAGAAGACCTTTCTGTCCCAGTAGTAGTCGCCGCGGCGGATCGCGAGCTTCACCGGGTCGCCTTCGGTTCCGGCGCTGGCCGGGTAGCCGTCGATCTCGTCGAGGATCACCACCTTGCGGCTCACGCGCCGGAAGCCGCGACCCGAGTTCGCCCCGACCATTGAGAGCGATCCGCCGGGAAAGACTTTGTGGAGGAGGGTGTTCGAACTGTTCTTCGCCCCGGCCTCCGGCGCGAGCTCGGCCAGCACCGGGCAGTCGCGGAGCATCGGTGCGATCTCTTCCTTCGAATACCCCTCGGCGTCTTCGATCGTCGGCTGCACGATCATGATCGGGCACGGGTCCTGATGCATGTAGAAACCGATCGCCGCGCCCATCATCTTCGTGGCGCCGACGCGGGCCGCTTTCATCCACGAGACCTGTGTCGTCGTTGGGTCGGTGAACGCATCCATGATCCCACGCTGATACGGGATGGTGACCCAGCGCCCGGGTTCGGCCGCGCTTTCCGCCGAGAGGTAGAAGTGCTCGTCAGCCCACTCCGAAAGCTTCATGCGGCGCGGCGGGCGCCAATACTTCATCGACTCCTGAAGAATCGCATTGAGGCGGGCGTCGGGCTCGAGCTCAGCCGTTTGCACTTTCGACCTCAAGAATTGTTCCGGAGAGTTCCTCGAGCGCCTCTCGCTGCAGACGCTCGATCGTGGCGAGGTCTTTTGTCGTGAGGTGCGGCAGCGCCTGGCGGGCGCGGGTCGGCACCCCGAGAAGTTTCGTTCGGCAGAGCGTGAAGAGTCCGGCCAGCTTCGAAGCAACCGCTGCCGCGCTGACCAGCTCGCCGAGCTGCTCGCGATACTCGAGCTCCGCGAGATTCGCCTTGTGGACCTTCTCGATCGCGCTCGCGTCGACCAGCGACATTCCGACGTAGGCGCGATCGCCTGCTTCGCTGTTCGGCGCCGAAGGCTTTGGCGGTGGTCGTTGTCGCGGCGGAAGGTCCGGTGCCGGATCCGATGGTGACGCAACGGGCTTCTGGTGGGCGCGGTCCTCTTGCCCGGTTCCATCAGCCCATTCGCTGTCGGCCCGCTTGGAGTTGATCCGCCCGTCGGCCTCAAGGTGGATGCGTCCGGACTTGATCGCCTTCTGCACCGCGCTCAGGCGACCGCCGGTGAGGCCCTTGTCCGCACGGTGCTGCGCGTAGGCGCTGCGCGAAAGCGTCGCCATCGGCTACCCCCACCCCCCACCTACCCACCCCCTTGAAGGCCGCAGATGTCTGGTGCGATTTCGCGCCTGCGTACACC